GAGATCAAACTCCGCACGAGCGCCAAAACAAAAACGGCGTTGTGATTTCTCACAACGCCGTTTGCAAAACAGTTACTGCTTGAATTCTTTGGGGTGGCTGATGGGGCTCGAACCCACGACAACAGGAATCACAATCCTGTATATCCATACAGTAATCATAAGGGTTTGCGGGCGATGGATGGGAACGCAATTTGTAAACTGACCACTGATTCTTAAGGGTTTTTCCAACTTCGTTCCCACGTTTCACAGCGCTTTTCGCTTCACAATCCGGCTTCTGTCATAGACGCGCGCCGTCGTCGCCGGGTTGGCGTGCAGGTCGGGAAGTGCGCCGCGTTCCGCCTTGTGTTGGGTCACGTAATAGGCCCGGAGGTCGTGAAATGTGAACCGGTGCGCAATGACTTTCTTTTTCAGCGCCTCGACCATTAATTTCTGCCACATAGCCTTGAACCCGGCTTGCGTGTATGCGTTGCCTGATCGGTTTGGAAATACGTACAGGCAATCGTTCTTGCGAACGGCGTCGAGCCGATCGAGCAGGTGAGTGATATGCGGTGTGATCTCGATCTGCTCAATCACTTCGCCTCGTTTCTTGCCGCGCTGCTTTGCGCGCTTGATCCGGATGTGGCCGGCTCCCCGGTCGATTTGCGGCCACGCGAGGTCCAGAAACTCAACCTTCCGATTCCCTGCGCCTGCGGCATACTCGGCCGCCATGCCGATCATTGCGCGCTGGCCGCCCTGCGCAGAAAGCCATTGTGCAAACGCAGCGAAATCGGCCGGCTCGGGCGCCTCAGTGCGCGGCTGCTCTTCATTGCGCTTCACCTCACGGCAGGGGTTGTGCTTCGCCTCGCCGCGCTCGATCGCCAGGCCGATCAGGTTGGATAGCAGTGCGGCCTCGCGGTTGGCGCGGACCGGTGCATCGGCGCGCTCCTTCCGCAGATAGCGCGCGACGTCGGTCGCGTCGATGTCCGATGCCCGCATGTCGCCGAAGATCTCCAGTAGCTTGAGCGAGCACTGCGTATAGTCAGCGCGCGTGTATTGCGAATATCGCTTCCAGCCGGGAGTTTCCTGAAACTGCTCCCACAGTCGCGCGATCGTGCCGAGGTCGTCGCCGGCGCCGGTCATGTCGAGCACCTTGCGGATCGCTTCGACACGGTCGCTGCCCAGGTTGATTGGCTTCCCGCCGACCGGGTGATAGCGGTAGGTGAAGCCTTTTTTGGTTTTGCGCGGCTCCATGCGTGGCAGGAGCCCATCGCGCGCGGGCTTTCTCATGCGGCGTTTTTCCACTTCGGTGCAGTACGGCGCGACGAGACGCCAGGTTCTCGGTTGACCTGTTCCCATGTCAGCAACGGGTGGCCGTCGACTTTCCGCGGCGCGTCGATCCCGAGCGCCTTCTTTATCCAGCGCGTTTGTGCGGCGCCTTGCGTGAGTCCGCCGGTCAGATCTACCAGCTCAGTATTGGTGACGATGCTCATTTCACACCCCAGTGTTTGCGCGTGGTTTCAATCATTCGTTGTGCTGCTGCGGTCATGCTAGGATTTACGTTGCTCTCAATGGGAGGCTGCTATGCGCCAGATCGAAACGGGCATTCGTAACGTCATGGAGTACGACTACCAAGGGCAGTTGGTCCAGGTCATTACGGCCTACGAGATACGATCCGATAGCTGGCCGTTTCACGTTCGCGTAGGGGCGCGTGCCGACGCGTTGCGTAGAGTCGGCGGCGTCGGCGAGGCACAGTCGATGAACGAGGCGTTTGAGCTTGGCTTCCATGCCGCGCGCCTCTTCATTGATGGAACGCGCGGATAGCATCACCCCTCCTGCGCCTGTTGCTGATCACCTCCGCTTGCTGGCTGCGCGGCGGTCAGAAGGGCGCGAGCGAATTTCAAAAGCACGGTGTCGGGACATGTCTCGTCGGCAGGTATGCCGGCATCGTCGGCAAGCAACATGATCTGCTCATCCGTCAGCGCCCGCTCCGTCTGTGCTGGCTGTGCGGCGGCATAAAGCGGCGTATCCCTAAACTGGCTCTGTGTCCGCTGGATGCCTGGCGTACGGTCTGCCCCAGCGCTTTCATCGTCTGGAAGCATGTTGCGCAGTTCGTATCCGTTGACGAACGCCGCTGGCAGCGTCGCCGTGGCTTGCGGGGATGCGGCGCGGGCAATATGTCGAGCGATGTCCGGCGTCAGCGAATCGCCCCAATTCACATCGGCGGGCAGCATCGCGCAAAGCTCTGCGAACGGATGCGCCCGCTCATCGTCCAGCACCACGGCAGATTGCGTGGCAGCGCACGGGCCGGTATGCCCCTTCGGACGCGAGCATACCCAACCGTCAGGCGGAACATCACACTGCTCGGGTGCCCCGTCTCGAATGTGACTGGCGCAGATCTTCGCCCCGCTGCGAAACAGAGAATTTTTGCTTTGCTCGACAATCGAGTCACACGCTGAGGCGTTCGTTTCCCGCATCCACGCACAGGCTGCACGCCACGCCTTTTCAGTAATAGCGTTATTCCAGAACCCAGACGTTTTGAACCATGCTTCGAACGCTTCCAGTTCGCCCGCCACCGGCTTCCCCGATTGCGCTGGCGCTGCTGCATCGGTGGAAGTCGATGCGGCGCGGGCGTCGGCGGTCAGAAGGGCGCGAAGCGTCCGAATGCATCGCGCGTGCTTTGAATCTCCCATGCCGGGTATCCCAAGGTCAGAAAACTGTTTGGCGGCCGGAGTCAGATAGTCGATGCATTCGCGAATCGCAACGCGTTGTTCATCGGTAAGCGTTGTCTGTGCTAGCTGTGCCGCCGGGGCGTGGGCTTCAAACCATCCGGCCATGTTGCGGCGAATATCGAACGCAACAGACGTGCACGCTACAAGCCCGTTGCCGTCCCTGTCTCGCGCCATCGCATCGTACGATTCGGCGTAACCTTCAAGCATCCGTACGGCGGCTTGCGCAAACGCCCCGCGCTCGTCCTGCGCATCCGCCGAGGGGGCGGCAGGGGTTGCGGCGCGGTCCAGTCCCTCGCGAATGCGCTCCAGAGCGGTAACGGGCACTTCGACGTAGTCTTCCCAGTCGCCGGTATCAATGCCGCTGTGGCCGATTGATCTACTTCCTTCTCGGCAACCATCGGCTCCGAACCGCGCGAGCATTGCTTCAATATCTGCATTCATCGCATCACCTTTTCTGCGCGTGCCAGTACGTCATTCGCCTTTTCAATTGCGATTCCGTAGTTGGAATGCCAGCCGACGAAGCCTTTTCCGACTTTCTTTAAATCGCTCAGTGCATCGAATAGGTCTTGAGCCAACGCCCCGCGCTCGTCCTGCGCGGCCACCGATGGGGCGGCAGGTGCTTCGCCGCTATTCACCATTTCAGCCAGTGTGCGGACGATGGACGAGCATGTTTCTTCTGCCGTCCGTCCTTGCCGATTGGCGTTGATCATGTTGACAATGTGGAATGCTTCTTTCACGCCACGCCGATATTCCTCAAACGCCCCGCGCTCGTCCTGCGCGACCGATGGCGCGGCAGGGTGATAGCGCGGACTCGCGAGCATCTTGCCAAGCCATGCCTGCACCGATTCCTCACGGACAACCTCGTTCTCGCAGTTGTCGATCAGATAGCAGGCGAAGTATTGCGCGCCATCTGATAGCGTCTGCTGTGCGGTAGGTTCCGCCGAGGGGGCGGCAGTGTCGTATCCAAGGTCGTAAATTACGATCCCGCCGATTTCGAACTCAGTGCGCCAGATGCCTTCGTGCCATTCATCGTCGTCTTGAATGTCTTTAAGCATCGCGGCGCGGTAGTCTTCGTCGGCGTCGGCCGGGCTCGTGTAGATCATGCCCATCACTGCGTCCAGAAGTTGCTCAGGCTTATCCGCGAAAGCGGCCTGCGGGTAGTCCGACTCACCGTACCCGATGACAATGTAGCGAGCGCCCGATTGCACCACGGCCTCTTGCCCGTCGATAGCGGCAGGTTTGCTTGCAGATAGCAGTTCGAGCGCGCTTGCGGCTTCAACCATCGTTGCTCCAGTGATTCCTCCGTCGAAAGGTGTTGCCAGTTCGCGCAGCTTTACGATCAGCGCGTCAATTTGCGTTTTGGTCATCATCGCTCCCATTTAAATCGTGCTGAAGTCGTGAAGCTCGCGCTTGGCCTTCAAATAGGCTTCATGGGCGACAAGCGGATCATCGAAATACCCGAGGAAGCGAACCTTCCCGTTCGCTTTGATCTTTGCCATGAACCTTCCTTGGTGCGCGATCACTCCGAGGATGCCGAGCTTGTTGTTTGATTTCGCTTTTTTCAGGTTCTGATTGTTCTCGGAGCGGGTTGCTATCCGAAGATTTCCGATGCGGTTATTCGCCACGTTTCCGTCGATATGATCGACATCATGGGCTGGCCACTCTCCATTCATAAACAGCCATGCAAGTCTATGAGCCCGGTACTTCTTTCCGTCGATCGTTATCTGAAGATAGCCGTCGCTATTCGGGATGCCCGCTATGCCGCCTTTCTTCCTTCTATGCTGGTCAAACTTCCAACGGAACTCGCCCGTTTCTCGGGAGTAGCTCAAAAGCTCGGCAAATCGCTCGATGGTTGTGGGCGCGTCAGGCGTTGCGGTCATTACAGACTCCGACATAGATAATGATCGCGAAAATGAATGCGACGACCAGCGTCGCGACACCGATCCAGCCTAGAACGCTCACGATTCCACCCCCTGCTCCCCGCCATCTGCAGCACGAGCGGCAGTTTGGCTATCTGCGGCGTCACACGCGGTGCAAGTGCCGCGCCATTCGCCATCGATTCTGTGAACATCGCCAGTGCCGTCGCAGTACTCGCAACGCTTCTCGTCTTGGGTACCTGCGGCGGGGGATGCGGCAGGCAAGCAATTGAGCGCCTGTCTGAGGAAGGTGCAGGTCGCCTCGGTCGAGTAATTGCCGTCCGCCTCGATGCTGCTCAGCATGTTCTCGAGGATTTCGCGCGCCTCCTGCAAGTCCTCGCGTTCATCATCGGTCAGCGCCACGTTCGTACGAGCTTGGGGAGTGGCCCGCAGAACGTAGTCTCGAATGATCCGCATGCTGTGCGCGTCGGCGTCGGCGGTGGCGCCTTTCAAGACTGATTTGTCGAGCGGCGTGCACATGCGGTCGAGCGCGGCCATCACTTCAGGCGGCACAGTCTCGGCTACGCGAGGGAGCGGCGAAGCTTTGCTGCCCGTTTTCCCGCGTGCTTGCCACATGAGCCAGCCGTCTTGAACGCGAGTGTTCACATAAGCGTCTGGATTGAATCCGCTGCGCTTGAAGGCGGACTCCCCATGTAGTGGATATTCTTGCTTCCACGCTGCCTCGAACGATTCGCGTCCGTCCGCCTCCCGCGCCTCTCCAGCAGCTATCGCGGCGTCTGCCTGCGGGGTGGCTTCAGCACGTTCCAAGCGCTCGATCAGAGCCAGCACCGTCGCAGGCTTCGCAGCGCGGAAATAATCCTCGGCGAACTTGTGAGCGTCGCCGATGCCGTAGAACTGCACGCCGAGCGCATGGCCGTCGTAATTGCAATAGTCGGCTTCAAGGTCAACGTGGCCTTCGCCATCACACGCGGGGCATGTGCAATAGCGCGATCCATCCGGGAAGCGCTCGATGTCCTGTGCGCTGTCGATGTCCTGCGGGGTCGCGGCCAGTGCGGCGGCTTTCAGCGCGGCGATTTGCTCATCGGTCAGCGGCACTGCGTCTTCATTGCTCATGGTCTCTCACTCCTTGTTCGGTTGCTTCGCGCGCTGCGCGGATGGGTCTCGCCGTTGTCAAACCATCGTCCGGACTTCCCGCAGATCGATGGCATCCGTTCTTCGTCTTCGCCTCCAAACTCGCGATGGGCAAAGCAATGCACAAACACCGGGTACTCTCCGAAAAGGTCGGCACGCAGATTTCTCGGATGCCGGCACTTCGGGTATTCGCCGCGCGTGCTGTGAATGCAATCCGAGCAGGGCCGTTTCATGTCTATGCCGGTAACGTGGTGGGTCAGGCAGGGATCGAGGCGATGACCGTCCTAACCATGGTTCCAGACGACTTGAATGCTCCCTCTGGCAATTCTTCGAAGAAGCCGCCTTTCTCGCGCACGAATTCGTTGAACTGGGTATTGAGGCGATCGGTCCTGAACAACACACCGGCAGCCATAACCGAAACCAGGCGGCCAGCAGGTTTCAAAAACTGATGTGCGTGCATCACATGCTTGATGTCTGCCTGCTTTGCGAAAGGCGGATTCATGCAGATAGCGTCGAATGACTGGTTGGGCGACATCGAAAGGAAATCTGCGTGGTGCAACGTGCCGCCAAGGTCAAGCCCCTGCAGCTTTTGCACGTTCGCCGGCAACAACTCGCACATATGGACTTCCGCGCCGCGCTTCGCAGCAGCAATGGCGATCGCTCCATGCCCTGCGCTGGGTTCAAGAACCTGCATTCCCGGCTTGATGTCCGCCAGATCGAGAACACGCTCAACGATGTCTGCTGGCGTCGGAAAGAATCCAAAATCTTGCGGGACCGTAATCTCGCCCGTCAGTACGATCTGGTCGATTGCATCCTCGGCCAACATGTCGAATAGATGCGCTTTAGCTTTGCGATTCCATTTTCCGCCGGCAGCTTCGAGGACTTTGTTTGTGCGCTCGTACAGACTGCGGTCGAGGGTGCCAGTCAGCGTCAGCGCGTGACCATCGGTAGTTGCAGATGCCAGTACGGCCAGAACGTCGGTTGTTACTCTCATGCTCGCCTCAATAGAAGGGTTTATTCGTGTGGCGTCAAAACGGCAGATCGCCGTCGATGTCGAAATCGTTCGGGGCGGCATTCGTTGGATTCGCGGCGCGCGGGCGCGGAACGGCCTTCACCCGGATCCGAATCAGGTCTTTGCCTTTGAGGTCGTAGCAGTCGCACAGATCCCGGAAAGCCTTGTAGCGGGCTTTACTGCGCGTGCTGGCAGTCACCGTGAATACGCTCGGGTGATCCCAGTCATCCCATCGGTCGCGCGGCAACAGGCATTTCCATTCGCGCAACGCAGGAACGTCCACGATCTCGCCGTACACGACCTTGTCGGTCGGGTGATAGCGGCGCTCTTCCTCGCTCTTGTCGCCGTCGATGACGACGCAGAGATAGTGACCATCGGCACCGACGATCACGCCATGCTCGCCGTAGCAGGTCACCTGACGGCCGCGCTCTGCAGGCACGCCGTAATATTTCTGGATGTAGTCGAAGCTCACTTAGATCTCCGCCAAGAATAAAAAAGCCCCGGCCGAAGCCAGGGCAACACACTCCACTTTCGAAGATCAGCCCAATGGGCGTCTTCAAAGTGATGCTCGGGGCGCGTCCATCCAGACTGACTCAGAGATTCACGCCGTATGGCTTCATCTGATGCTGGGTGGGCGCGTGAGGGTTAAGCCGCGTGTTCAAGGCCGATCGTCTCGATAACCTTATTGAAGTAGTCGCGGGCTGCCTCGACCTTGACCTTGATCTTTTCCTCAAGGTCGCGATCGCGCTCGTATGGCACGCGAGTGATTCGAAGCGACGGGTCAATCTGGTCGACGTAGTGCATCCCCGGATCTTCAAACCGGATCAGCTCGTCCGGCGTATTGACCATGCAGTAGTTGATTTCGAACTGGTCAACGTCCCACAGCATCATGTAGCCGCGGCCCTGCCACTCATAATCCTTGTCCTGTCCTGCGAAGACCGTGGCAGGGAACGTAGCGAGTGACCAGGGCGACTTGACGTCGATGATCTTTTTCCCGGGGACGTAGATGTCGCATTCGCCTGTAATCCACTCGTTCTCACGCCGCTCGGTGTTCTTCACGTAGCTTGTGAAAAACACGTCGTTGATCAACTCGATGGAGTGGTTTTCAACCAGTTGGCCCTTCTCCATCTCCTTTGACGTAATAACGCGCTGGAATCCATACACAAACTCTTTGGCGAGTTCTTCTACATAGGTCTTAGCGCCGACTGAAAGGACTTCGCCCTTGTTCTTTGGCTCCGTCATGATCTTGCTCAGCGATGAGCAGCGAACCTTAAGCATTGGTGCCCTCCACGGCGGTCTTGATGGCTGAGGCAACGTCCTTTTCCTGCTCATCGGTCAAATCGAATTGCGCCCTCAGTCGCTCAGTCGTGAATTGCCCGGCGATGATCGAGGCGATAGCTTTCTTTAGCCGATCAGGCGCGATCTTCGGCTTGGTCGGCCTCGCCACATTGGGTCGAATCCGCAAGCACTCGACCATATCGCCAGCCAGCTTGGTCATGCTGGCGTACAGCGTGATCTGCTTGCCGGCCCAGTCTTCGATGTACGGGCCATACAGCTTGTTGATCGACTTTGAATTCGTCGCGTTCAGAATGAGGGGCTTGTGCCCAACCAGGTGCGCGACCGTGCATTCCTCCTTCTTGCCGCCCGTACCAGTGATTTGTTCGCGCTGCACGTAGTCAATTGTTACGGTCAAGTCCTCGTCCGGGTTCAACGCATACGCGCCGATATAGTCCGGGTTGACGAGGCGTTTCCAGTGAGTCTTTGTTTGCTTGTCCATGTCCGGCTCCTTCGCCGCGATTCCGACAGATTTAATGGGTGGTAGCTCTCTACGCTGCTATCTCTACGGGGTGCCAGTCACGAGTCTTGATCCAGCGCAGTGCAATTGCGCCTTCAACTCCCCAATGATTGGCAATGACCGATATAATTTCCACGTTGCTGGGGCCACTTGCGATGAAGCCATCGCGCTCCCGCCGCAGCCGTTCCGCCTCGGCCGCATCCTTCTCTGCCTGGATTCGCTCCGCTTCCGCACGAGCCGCCGCCTCAGCCTCTTCCCGCTTGCGCTGTTCTTCGGCGGCAACGCGTGCGGCCTCGGCTGCAATCGCTGCCTGCTTCTCACGCTCAACCCGGGCGGCTTCGTCGGCCTGACGTTGGCGCTCGGCGGCGATCTCTGCTTGCTGGCGATCGAGTTCCTCTTGCTGGGCCCGCATACGCGCTTCATGCGCTTCCTGCTCGGCTCGCATTGCGGCTGCCGCTGCTTCCTGCGCTGCCCGCTGTTCGGCCTCGATCCGCTCACGCTCCGCGCGATCCTTGGATTCCTGCTCGGCCCGGGCTGCTGCGGCTTGGCGCTCCTGCTCGGCCAACTCTGCACGCTGCCGATCGAGCGCATCCCGTTCTGCGGCGATTCGGGCTTGTTCCGCCTCATGTGCAACCTGCGCCGAAAGCATCTCACCCAGCTTCTGGATAGTGGCGATCTTCGCCAACTCCGCTTCGCCTGCAAACTCCTGGTGCGTTTCCAGCGAGATTTCGACTTCTTCAATCGTTTCGACCATCGCCGCGATCTGCATTGATGAACGACCGACCGCGGACGTTGCATACGCGCGCAATCCTTCAATGCTCTGGCGGATCGCCGTGATCCGCGCCGACTCAGCCAGAGCCTTCGCAATCTTCTCGTCGTCCTTGCGCTTTTCCTCGGCCTTGATCGCGGCGTCGAAGCGGGATTCAAACGGCTCGATCTCCGCTTCGATCTCCTTCTGCCGGCTGTCGAGCAGCTTGCCGATTTCCAGAATGGGTGCCTTGCGTTCCTTCCGGGCCTTCTCGCTGGCGACACGGATTTCGCGGAAAGTCGCGCGATGCTTCACGGCTACCGCCATGCCAGCGGTCGTCGTCACGTCGAACTCCGCGGCCTCAGCCAGCGTCTTTGCATTAGCAAGGCGCTTCGCGAAAGGTTCAAAAACAAGCTCGACGTACTTCGTCGGCTCGATGGTGATCAGTTGTTGCGGCTGCTCGGCAACCGTCAGTTCTGTGGACGCAGTCACGCGGCCTCCTTGTATCTTGGCGCGCCCTTGTATTGGGGCTCGGGTTGATATAGCGGTGCCTCGATGACGTTCGCCAGAAGCAATTTCCAATTCGCTGCCGTATTCAGAAAAGCGGGTCCGTCCGGACCGTCAAACTGATCGTCGGCTGTCGTCATCACCTGGCGCGAATCAATCACATCGCATGGAACGGCAATCGACGAACCGGAGTTGTAATAACGAAGAGATGCACGCACGGTTTCCTCTGCATATCGCCCGGCGTTTGTCGTTCGGAAGCAATAGCCGCGGTCATTGGGCTTCCACAGAGTGACGTAGCGGTCATTGCGGTGCGTGTGCTTCAGACTGACAATGTAGTAGTCGCTCACGCTGCACCCCGCAGCCAGTCAATGTGGTGGAACTGGCGTGCGACGCTCGGCGGGATATATGCGCCGCTGATAAACACGCGCGGCTCGCCGAGTCCAAGCGCCTCACGTTGCCGGCTGCGGCGCACTTCCTGGCGCTCGGCTTCCGTCAATGCATCGCGTGTGTTCCAGAATCGCAAGTCATCCATCTTCTTAGGCGTTTGCATATCAACTCCCCAAAATCTGCTTAAGCACCAGCCCGGCAATAGCCGCGATGCTGGCTCCCAAAGTCCAAATTCGTATCTCGGCTTGCTTGTCGCGCTGCTCGGCGGCGAGACGTTGGCGGCCGGCGTCGGATATGACCGTGACGTAGTCGTCTGTGCGTTCGTAGGTGGCGCTCATGCGGCACCTCGGGCGCGTAGCATGGCGTCAGCCATTTGATAGGCGCGCAATGCGCAGTCGTAGTCATTGAGCGGCTCATGCTTCTGCCAGATTGCCGGCATGAATTTGGCCGCGAAGTAGTCGCGCGCGCTGATACCGCGCTGCGCTCCGTTGCCGATCTTCGTCCCGTTGTAGTCACCAGCCGGGCGAGGAAACGCCGGCCCACCGTCTTTGATCTCGCTCATCCCGCCCTCCCCATCTCATCGAACAGCACCACATGTCGAACGGGTGCTGCGTACCGAGCCACAGCATCTAGGCGTTCCCAATACGAGTCATCCCAAGCGGCTACCTTTTCTTCCTCGGTCAAAGGCGGCTCGGCCTCAAACGACTCTTCCTGCCTCTTGCGGTCAAGGCGTTCGTACTCTGCCCAGGCACGGGCGTTTGCATGCTGTCCCATACGTACTCCGAAATGTTTGTCAGGGTTACTCGCTGCACTGCGCTTACTCGTACAGCCTTCCGCGCAACATCCGCTTTGGCCCTGATGGATGCAGACCGGGACTCGAACCCGGAGCTGCCGGCGATTTCGGGTTTTACGATCCCGAGTTCTGGCGCCTCGCTCATCAACGATTTGCGATTTACCCTAGTCGCCTGCGTCTACCAATTCCGCCATCTGCATCCATCAGGGCGCCGTCTCTCCGGCTGTCGCACCACTCCTTGCGCCCACTACAGGCCCGGCAGGTGTCGCGTTGAGTTCGTCGCGGCGTCTCACCGCTGCGGCTTATAACCAAAACTCCAGCGGCCGTCGCTTAGTATTCAATCAAACGGCCCCAGCACCTTCGCGCGGAATCGGAGCCATGCCGCCTCATCTAGCGCATCCTGCTTGCTCTGCTGCTCGTCGAGCCATGCGCGCGTGAATTCGATAAAGTCGTCGAGATCGGTTTTGGGTTGCATGTCAGTCGCCTTATTCAAACCGGATCGTTGCGCCCTTCATCCAGCCAGAGCAGACGACGCCTTCGGTGAATTGACCTTGGGGACCTCGGGCTTCAAACCCCGTCGAGAATGTGTCGTTCTTGTCGCACCCGAAGTACGAATAGCCCGTCAGCTTGACGTCAGTGAACCCAGATGCTTCAAGCGCTTTGCGCGCTGCAGTCTCGTCGGTGCATGCTGAGAGCATGGTGAGACTGACTAGAATCAATGCGATGCGTTTCATTGCTGCTCCCTATGCCCAGAGACCAAACCAAACCCCAATCCCATGGAAGATTCCAACCGGGAACACAAACACGCCGACGAGCAGGAGCACGTAAAGTTGGTGCGTTAGGCAGTCAATGATGTGCGTGAGCCAGCCGGCAAAGGAAAGCACGAACAGCAGGAGCAAAAGGAAGCCTGCCGATGAATTACCTCGTTGCTTCTTCATTTCATTCCCATCCGCTTGTCAGATTCACTGCCCATACGAGCGCAACTCCACGCGATCGCGGAAACGAAAACCAGCGATGCGGCGAAAATCAGATAGATGCTGTTGTCCATTTCAGTCTCCTAGCAAATCGTTACGTTGAATTCGGCCGCCGCCTCGCGCTTCGCAGCCTCGAAGCACGGCGCACACGATTTCAGGCTGATTTCGTATGTCGGCCAATAACTCCTGTGAGTTCGCGTCTCGACGTCTTCCTTCAGCGTCGAGCAGCTATCGCAATGCTCGAATGTGCGGACTGTGAGGGGGCGGTTTCGCCAGGCGTCGAGGTCCATATCAGCACCACGCGATCAGATCGAGTTGGACATACTCCGAATCAAGCACCCTGCCCGTCAGCGTTACCCGGTCGATCCGGTAGACGAAGCCAAGGTGCTGTAACTTCTCTTTTGCTACCGTCATCAGGCGGTGTACTGCGCGCTGGGCGGGCATGGTGGGATCCTAGGCGGCCTGCTCTGCTTCGCGCTGGCAAATATCCGCGTGAAGCCTTTGCATCTTTGCGATAACCGCTTCGCGTCCCTTTGCGTCGAGCATGTATATCATGTCGGGCAGCGCTGACTTGAGCGGGCCATCAATGTCCATCGTCATGCGCGATGTGCGAACTTTCGCTTTCAGCCAGTCAGGTTTTGCTTGCTTGGTTGCCATGATTACTCCATTAGTAGTACTTATCGGTATAAACGCCGCTTCAGATATCCCTTAACGCTACCGACTCGCGAGAATCAGCATTTGTAAGAGAAATCGTGGTGCCGGTTACGTATCCGGCGACGCGTCCGGCAAGGCGCCCGTCCGTGTGGCCCCATCCGCAGCTTGCCAAGCCCGACTTTAAGGGGCGCGGAGATCAAGTCTTTATTGCTCGTCGATCAGCGAGCCGCACGCACCGATGGGGTTTGATGCCCATCTACCTGGGTGCAATTTCTTTGGCGCCCCTGCGCAGAATCGAACTGCGCCACCGCACGAATAGACAAGTTCGCCGTGGTCCAACCCGGGGCACTAGAAATCAGTCTCCGTCTTTCCGGAGTGTCAGCCGCCCAACTGTTGCGCCCGTATTTCTCCGCTTTTCGACTTCCTGTCCCGTGCCCGGGGCCTACGCCTTGCAAGACTCGGAAGATGCGGGTTCCCTGATTACCAGGCCACCGGTTAAGGGATGCGCGACCGCAACCCATCAATTCATGCCGGTTACTATCGTCCGGCGACGCGCTCATCATTGGCGCCAGGTGGACCGTACTTTCCGGCCTGTCAGTGCGTTTCGCTATCACACCGGCGCCACGTCTTAGCCGCGCTTCGCATGGGACGTGGACCTTTGCGTTGCGCCGCCCTATCTACCGGGCGCTCAGGGATTCAGAGCCGCTAACGGCGGCAAGTCGGACGGAGCTAATGAGCTACTTGCTGTACGTCGTTCAGCAAAATTCCCCGTGCTCACTTGAGGGTTGGGTGCTACCGGGCGTCCCCAACAAGCCCACGCTTTCGCGTGCCGGCGGCTAATTCGATTCAGTCTCAGTGGAGCGCCCTATACCCCGATCGCCACTTCGGGAAAACATCACAGGGAGGTTAGGTTCACCAACCCTGCCACCGGAGTTCACACCGGTTCGCTCGTTATGCGTTTTTGATTTTGAGTGCGCTACCACTCGTGTCGCCCGACGCCGGATTTGCCGACACATCAGGCCGCGCCCACTGGATCTCTAGGGCGCTCCACTGAAACTGCGTGGCCGCACCACTCCGGCTACTCCCAGCTATGCTGGCTCCGGCTCAGGTGCGGCGGTTATCAATCAGTGATCCGTTCTTTAACCGAAGCTGTCGGTCAGGCGGATCACTGATAGGCGCCGATCTTTTCCGGGGTAGCGCGTTGGCCCCGCCATTACTGGTATGCCTTCTAGTCAGGTTAAAGATCACTTGCCCAACCAGGCGACGCCTTGCGCCTGTGTTCCTCTACTGCGTTGCTATCTGCATCGGTAAGGCTCGAGGCCTTAACGTTGGAGACAGTTATTTCGCTTTAGCGTGAATCCGAAGTTCAAACACTTCACCGTCAAGAACTGTTGTCACCGGCTCGCCGCTCATCAGAATCAGATGAGCAACTGAGAAAACCGCCTCGCTCGTCAGGTCATCACTCTTCGACGTAGCAACCCCGTTCTTTCCGCGATACGCGACGATCTTTTGAGTCAGCGGGCTAACGCCGATGTGCATGTCTTTCAGCATCTTCCTTCCCCTTTTCATCGCAATGAGCTGCGGCGGTTTCGACCTTTAGTTCCGCTTGCCTTTGCGCTGCGCCAACTCGACGGCATTCTTCGACATCTGCGACAGGCAAGCACGGCAAGGAGAGATGCGCGGCGAGTAACCGGCGTCACGGCAGGTGTGCTCGTAAAGCTTGTATGTCGCTTGGCTCATCTCGCTCTCCAGTAGGTAGTTGCTGCTGCGATGAGTGAACAATAGCAAACGCTCTCGTTTAACGCAAGCAAAAGCTATCGCTGAACGATAAATTTTTTGTCGACGACGTGTTCTAGACTGAAGGTCGAATACGGAGGCCCCATGACGCCAGACGATGTAATCACCATCTTTGAACGTCTGAACATCGAGGGACGTGCCGAGATACCGCTAGACGAAGCGATAGCGGGCTTTGCTGGCTGGCTGTCGGAGAATTGGGATCGGTACGGAGATGACCTGGCGCTATTGACGTCGGTCGGTGCCACGCTGTGGCGGGAGGGGTTTGCGCAGAGGCAGAAATGAAACCCGGCGCAGGGGCCGGTTGACGAAACTTGCGGCACTGACCATAAGATGGATAAGGTCGGGTAAGGTCCGGAGGAATGAAAAAGCCCAGTTCGGGGCTGGGCTTAGTTCGACGCCCCTAACGGGGCCGCTGCCGCACTTTAGTGCGATAGACTCAAGACGGCTTGCGCCGTGGACTCATTTGACGTGGTTTGCAATAAAGTACGTGACCGCCACCAAAGCGGTGCCGAAACTGCATACGAATGTCACCAATTTCCATGTTTGGGCATTGATTTCTTGATGAAGTGCAGTCCGCATGTCTCCAAGATCGGCCTTGGTTGCGACAGTTTCAAGGCGAGTTTCAATCCTCGCGAGTCGATCGCGAGTCTCGAGATTGGCGGCTTCTAGCGCTGAGATCCGTGCTTCCATGCCGCCATCATCCCCTGAACTACGTTGCCCGTCAATGTCCGGTCCTTTTGGCGGCGGAGGCATGTTGCGTATCCGCCGTATCAACTCTTCGGCTTCAGTCAAGGGTAGTCTTCTCTATTTTATCCGCCACGGCACTAATCAAATCAGTCAATCGTCGTGCGATGTCCAGAAGCTCGCGATCCCGCTCCTCAAGTGCCTCGTTGGTGCGTTCCTTGACCTTCCCAACGATATCCACAACGACTTCCCGGACACCTTCATACAGGCCGCCATAAACCGAAAACATCTCGTTTATGTCCGACTCCATCTTATCGATTCGCGCTTTGGCGTCGTCGCTCATCTTCGCTGCTTACCCCGTTTTGTGGTTTTTAGCGACTCGCAATCATAGCTGATTGTCGTTCCAAACAGCGCGGCCGGCAATCATTGTCCGATCATCGGGCGGCAAAACTTTATCTGGATGAGCGATCTTGTCAGGGTTATCACTTCTCAAAATCCACGTTTGGCGTCCCATGGAGGGGTGGAAATCCCATATGAGGCGCTTCAGCACCAAGCCGTCATCAGGCTTACAAATGGCAAATACTTTTCCGTCTCGCGGCTCGGTATCAGCGAGGTTCAAAAGCACCACGCACCCATCCTGAAGCGTTGGAGACATGCTGCCGCCAGACGCGTGGATGATCCTGGCGGCATGTTCTGGGACGCCTTTCTCGCGCAAAAATGATTTCTTGAACGCCAGACCGCCCTTGACCACGACGTGATCCTCAAACCGGCCATTGCCGCAGGCCGCAGCGATATCTAATTGGGGCACGAAAGCGAACTCTTCGGATGTTGGATTTGGTAGGTCTCCTGCATCCAGAGTACTTATGTCGCTCGCATTCGATTTAACAATCACGCCACTATTTGGTGCGCTGATCGAGGCATCGGGGATACTTTTTTCGTGCTCCGCAGCCAACGCGCTCTCGATGCCACGGTCGAAATAGAGGTCGGGCAAATTCAGCGCCTTCTCGAGCTTCCGTGCCGCGCCTTCCTTGAACCCGCTGCCGTTCCGATAATTCGGATTGAGCATCTGCCGCAGTCGGGTAGCCCCAACTGCGAGCGGGTGCGTGCGTGCAAATTCCTCGACGTTACCGGCAGCTCGTTGGTCGACTAATTCCTGTAACCGCGCCCGGCGGTGTGCATTGATATCCATAGCCCGAATTAAATCCGAAAACTAGCATTTGCTGTGATTGCAAAAGCTATCGTTTCGCGAGCAAGTGCTTGCGTTATACGACAGCAAATGCTATCGTTATAGCCATGGATACCTTTCACACCTACTTCAAAGGACTGACCAAAGTGGAGCGCGATGCGTTCGCCGCTCAGGTCGGAACCTCCGTCGCGTATCTCTGGCAGATCGCCTACAAGCAACGTCGGTGTGCTGAGTCTTTGGCCATTGAGATCGAGAAGGCTTCTGCGGGAGTTGTCCGTGTGGAAGACCTTCGACCCGATGTCGATTGGGCATACATCCGAAGCTCGGCGCAGTCGATCGCCGACAGCGACATTGTAGAACGAGTCAAGGCCAGCGACGACGCCCAAAACAATCCTGGCGGCACGTCTAACCGGAAGATCAAAGAAGCAAAGTTGGCTGCTTAGTAATTCAGTTTTCGTTTTCATAGTTTTGCGATTTAGGCGTCCTTAGCGACGCCTTCATTTGGCCCCAGTTTCAACGGGAAACTCAAGAAGAACCAGCAGGAAATTCAACCAGACGCCATGAAATCTTTCTATGAGATGGCTCAGGACGCACTTCCGGTCCTGACACATATCCCTCCGCTTCGTGAACTCGATAAGGCGTTGATCGAGTCATGCAAGGACTACAGCGACGCTGTATGTCTCTGCCTCGAAAGCCGTATTAGGAAATTGCAGGAAGGCGAAATCGCCGCTTATCTCGGGTTCAAACGTCCGCAGCTCGCCAAAGTAAAGATGGGCATCGGACGCTTGGATCGCGATCAGGAAACGCTGCTGCAACGCCTTTGTTCCAACAAGGCTATCCAGCAGTACTCGGAAATGCGCGAACGCCAGTTAGACGAAATGTTAGAAAAGCCGGATTTACCGGCTGGGATGGAGGCGCTGGTTGCGCGTCTGGTTGAGGAGCAATTATCCAGAGAGAGGGGGGCACGAGCCGCATGACAAAACGAGGTTCGAGCCGCGTTGCGTTGTTGGTGATTGATACGAAGACCAACACATACACGCGATTCGTAGGGGGCAGGAAAGCTGGACAGTGGCAGTCGAATGAGCCACTACCAGAATGGGACGTAGAAGAGCTTCGCAGGGACCCACGCCGGTATTTTGGCGATTGCGACGATCGGGCTACGGGTTGATGCAGGAACCGAAACACTGAAGCAGGCGCCGGCCGATTTGACCGGCGCACTACCACCAGATAGTTGTACTAACGGCAAACGAGGCAGAAGCATGAAAACGTTGATTGTTGTTGGAGGCATCGTCCTGCTGTCAGGAATCGTTGCCTGCAGCGCGGGATTACTGATCTTGGGGCACTAACCATGAGGTGCGAAATGTTCGATCTCAACAAGCCGGGGCAGCTTTCGTACGCGGAACAGGTCGTCGCGGCGATTGAGTCGTCCAGATCGCGCACTGAGGCCTTTCCGATTGCTGATCCTGATCTGGCAGCGCTGTCTGAGTTGCTACATCGCATGCAGATGTGCCGTGAAGATACGCCGGCTACGCGCATGGCTGGTGAGGCAATCAGGCGGCTGCAGGCTTATTTGTTGAAGGGGAAGTAAGTGCCAGTTCGAATTCTTCGGGAAGGAATCTTGACGAGCGAGCGTGTCGATCTGCTCTCGCCTGCGGCCGAAGTTTTCTATCGTCGACTCATGTCAGTCGTGGATGACTTCGGGCGCTATTCCGCAAATCCGAAGTTGCTTCGGGCCGCATGCTATCCGCTTCGTTTAGATACCGTCAGCGATTCTGATGTGGCGCAATGGCTTGAAGAGGTTCAAAAGGCTGATCTCGCATTGGTCTACGAAGTATCCGCTAAGCAGTACTTAGAGCTTGCAGACTTTCGCCAGCAGGTACGTGCAAAAGAAAGCAAATGCCCGAACCCGATACCTACCGCTAAGCAACCGTTAGCACCTGCTAAGCAAGTTCCTGCAACTGCTCACTTAGACGAAGACGAAGACGAAGACGAAGACGAAGACGGTATTACGTCGGGCAAGCCCGACACTGCAAAGCAGATTTTGGAATACCTGAACGAAAAGGCGGGACGTGCGTATCAGCCTGTGGAGTCCAGCTTGAAGTTCATTCGCGCTCGACTCGATGAGGGTGCGACGGAAGACGACTGCAAAGCAGTGATTGATGCCAAGGTTATCGAGTGGATCGATGACCCGAAGTGGTCGAAGTACCTGCGGCCCGAAACGCTGTTCAACGCGACGAAGTTTGCAGGCTATATCGGGCAGATAGGTTCTGCCCCGCCTAAAACCTCAACGCTGCCTTCGGAGAAATACCTGTGATTGCTGCAAACGCCAGTCAGATCGTCGAGATGCGCAAGCATGGGAAGCAGCCGGCGCAATGGGTTCTGATCTCGTTCATCGGCCGAATCGAGAACGAGGACAACGGGGCCACGGTGTACGCAAAGCCGGAGCGCGAATACGACTGGCGTTGGGTTGTGGGACTCGACTTGATCGCATTTGCCCGTCAGGGCCAGACAGTAGCCCAGCAACTGAAGGCAATCCGCAACGAACGTCCGAAGACGCTTTCGTTGTGGGATGTGGAATTGAAGACGGGCGCTCAGGTGTATTTCGACTTTCCCGAAAAGTATGCCGATTCGCACCGGAAGTTGACGAACAAAACAATGGGTATTGAGTTGCTGCCGTGGTTCGCCTGGCAGACCCGCGAATTCGTGAAGATGGGGTTTTGAATGCAAGTAATCGACGGCGCAACCATCAATCTGTCCGACTACATGTCGGAGCCGGAAGACGTTCATAAAATTCGCCCCGCCAGCGAGTGGGCGCAAGGAGTAGTCGACGCGCTGTATGCGCGTAGTACTGCCCCGCTGGTTGAGTTGGGCTGGGAGAAATGCGAAGGCCGGTTCGCTTTCCGCACGGGCGAGTTGACTATCTGGGGCGGCATCAACGGGCACGGAAAGTCAATGCTGACGAGCCAAGTGGCACTTGATCTTTGTCTGCAAAACCAGCGTGTGTGCATCGCATCGCTCGAAATGAAGCCAGAGAAAACGATGCTGCGCATGGTCCGCCAGGCGGCCGGCGACGCAAGGCCCGATGCCGAGTTCATACGTAGCATGCATAGCTGGACCGATGACCGCCTGTGGCTCTACGACCATACGGGCAGCGTCAAGCCCGCCAAGATGCTCGCGGTGGTCCGCTATGCGGTCGAAACCTACGGCATCCAGCACTTCGTTATCGACAACCTGATGAAGTGTGTACCGGGTGATGACGATTACAACGGCCAGAAGGACTTCGTTAATGCGCTGACGGCGATCGCCCAGGACACAGGAACCCATGTCCATCTGATTGCACACGTCAAGAAAGGTGGCACCGAGTACGAACGGCCCGGCAAGTTCGACATTAAAGGTAGCGGATCGATTACCGATCTGGCAGACAACCTATTCATCGTATGGCGCAACAAGCGCAAAGAGGCGGTCGGCAGCGAGAAGTTGAAGCTGAAGCGAGACGAAGCCGATCTGGTGATGGGTGAGCCGGACTGCTACCTCTCGATTGAGAAGCAGCGAAATGGGGATTACGAAGGCGTCTTCGGATTCTGGTTTGACGTGGCGTCCATGCAGTACGTCGAGCACCGGGGACAACTCCCACGGAAATATCCGGTCGACGGTGCGGCCGTCAGCCTGGAGGATTTCTGAAAATGAAGATCACGCCAAAAATGCTGGAAGACCTCAAGTATCTGTCCTGGTACTACACGTGGGGACAGCGCATGAAGGATTACGTCAAGACGGCGCTGCGAGAGTCGCCGGCGGAGTTCACTCACTACCTGTCATCGCTGGCTGCAGCTCACAGAGCCGGTTACGACGAAGATCATGGGCGCGGACTGGCTGTTTTCTGCGCAACTCATGGCATTGCTCACCCCTATGTGGGCGAACTTGAAGAAACGGTGGATGCATGAGCGGCCTCAAATCTATGCAAGCCCTTGGACGGCTGAAGGCCGGCACGATGAACAAGACTGAAGCCGCGTACGACAAGGCTCTTGCAGATCGCAAACATGCTGGAGAAATCGCGTGGTATCGGTTCGAAGGCGTGAAGCTCCGACTCGCGGACAACACGTTCTACACGCCGGATTTCGCGGTGATGTTGTCTGACGGCGCGATGGAGTGTCACGAAGTAAAGGGGTTCTGGCAAGACGATGCGCGGGCAAAGATCAAGATCGCAGCCGATCAGTACCCGTTCCGGTTCGTGGCCGTTAAGGCCAAGGCAAAAAAGGATGGCGGCGGATGGGCCGTCGAAGAGTTCTGAAGGGGGAAGCAATGTCGAAATCTCAGAAACCGCGCAAGGCCTACCGCCCGCGCATGGTCAACCCGAACGCCTGCATGATCGCGCTCGAGCGATTCAAGGTCTTGCGTCAGGACGTCAATGAGGCGTTTGCCGGCGAGTTTGAAATGGCGGCATTGACTTCACTGGATGCAGTGACGCGTGGCTATGGCCAGAAAAGTCAATGGGACACTTTGGCTAACTGCCTGAATCAGGGGTGGCTGTTTGCCAAAGGTGGCCTCGGCGCCGAAGCACTCGATACGTTCAACGCAGCACATGAAGCCATGCGCCGCATGATTCCAGGATACGAGGCGACCGGCAAGTTGGGGTTTGTCTCGCACGCCGACCAGGTGGCGGTCGAAGAAGCGATCGCACTTTGGGGCCAGCAGCTCCGCATGGCGACGATTGGCGAAGTGGATGCCGCAACGAAGATTGTCGAGCGGGAGTACTGGAAGCATGGGGAGGCATCCTAATGCCTGGAAAAAAATCACACGCCGAATGGATGGTCAGCGAAGACCGGATTCTTCGCCTGCACTACGGCACCACCCTTTCGCGAGAAGAGATTTGTGCGGCACTCCCCCGCCATTCGTGGTCGGCAATCAGGTGTCGTGCAACCAAGGAACTGCAACTCTTGCGACCGCCTCGCCACGGCGAGTATCGCCCTACTCCCACATGGGATCGGATGAAGACCATCTTGCAGGCTGAACAGTTGACGGTGAATGAACTTGTCGTTCGACTGAACGTTACTCAGCAGCGGGTCGCGGAACTTATCAGCCTGCACCGGAAAGAACTGTACATCGTCGACCGGATGCCCCCTCGACAAACCGGCGGTCAGCGCACGCCGATATATGCCTACGGAAATGAACCGGATGCCCCTTGTCCTTTGAGCATTCGCAAGGCCAAGAGCGAAAAGAAACGAAATCCTTTCGCAGCCGCACTCGGGCTTGTTGAGGCACCGAATGGTGAATCTGGTCGCATTTACCACCACCTCTGGGACGACCATGAAAGGGAGGCCGCTTAATGACCGCCTGGAAAACATGCGCAACGCCGCCAGAGCGCGACGGCTGGTTTGAGGTCGAGCGGCGATTCAAAGACGGCTCACTGCTGGAAGAGGCCGAACAGATCCGATACGAAGATGAATGGAAGGTGGTTCGGGGCTCGGAGATTCTTGAGCATGACGTTTGGCGCGAAATTGGGGGCATGGAATGAAACAGTGGATTGACAAGTGTCACTTTGGCGACTGCCGCGACACGATGCGCGCAATGATCGCTGACGGCGTGAAGGTACAGACGATCGTCACGTCGCCGCCGTACTTTGGGCTGCGCTCATACCTGCCAGATGAAAGCCCCAACAAGAGTCTAGAAATCGGACTGGAAGACACACCCGACGAATACATCTCCCGCATGGTCGACGTGTTCCGCGCAGCACGCGACCTTCTAGCAGACGACGGCACTCTGTGGTTGAACATCGGCGACAGTTACGCGGGCTCGCGGGGTGCACGCGGACGAGGCGCAGACACGAACGCGGCACGCCCGGATCTCGAGCAAAAGCATGGCACTGCATCGCCAGCGAGGAATGGCTTTCCCGACTCCGGGATCAAGCCAAAAGACCTGATCGGAATTCCGTGGATGCTGGCGTTCGCATTGCGGGCCGATGGTTGGTATCTGCGCTCCGATGTTATCTGGGCCAAGCCAAATGGGATGCCGGGAAGTCAGTCGGATCGCCCCACATCCTCCCATGAGCATGTGTTTCTGCTCGCAAAGAACGCGCAATATTTCAGCGACTTCGATGCGATAAAAACGCCTCCGCGAGAATCATCGCTGGTCCGGCTCGCGCAAGACACCCAAGCCCAGCGGGGCAGTCATCGAGCCAATGGGGGAGGAAAAACAAACGGCACGATGAAGGCGGTATCGGGCTCGGACAAACAGCGCGGCCATTCTCGCCAGCATGCGGGGTTCAATGAACGCTGGGATGCGATGAGCAAGGAAGAACAGCAAAGCATGCCAGCAATGATGCGCGACGTCTGGTTCGTCCCGCCAACGGGATATGACGGTGCGCACTTCGCAGTTATGCCCGAAGAGATTGCCGCGCGCTGCGTGATGGCTGGGAGCCGTCCTGGCGACTCTGTACTTGATCCTTTCTTCGGCTCTGGAACGGTCGGGCAAGTCTCATCCAATCTTGGTCGGCGTTTTGTGGGGTGCGAATTGAATCGAGACTATCAGCCATTGCAGAAAGACCGTCTTCGTCAGACCGGCTTGATGTTGGAGGTTGCATGACTACCCTACCCGCCCCAACCCAGCTCGTCATTGGTCTCAGCCACCGCGAAATGATCGACATCATGGCGAATGCCGGGATCTTTTGCTCGGTCGACAAATTCTGCCGGATCCTGCAGGACGCGCAGCGTCGCGCTCTAGCCCACAACACTACTAAGGAAGAGAAGGAGGCCACGAATGAAGTTGCTGGTTAAACCTCTGCTGTGGTTGCACGAGCGAGCCCGCTGCACGCCCTACTACGATCTCGAGGGTTACATGCTGCGCGATTGGGTTCTAGGTTATCGCAGCCCTGAGCGCAACGGGGACAACCCGCTGTGGAACGCAGGTTTTTGGCCTAAGTCGTCAGCGCTCTATCGTTGGGTGTGCCGCAACATCGCCGTTCGCGCTCACACGATCTTGCGCAGCGACTCCGATCGACATCTGCATGACCATCCCTCGTGGTCAATCTCGATCGTCCTGGAGGGCGGTTATTGGGAAGTATTCGAGCCGACCGAATACGCGAACAAATACCTTCCGACATACGCCCTGTTACTGGCGGCGATGGCGAGCGGCACCGTTGATCCGGCTGAAACCCGGATGCATGAGTGCTATGAGCGATTCGGCATTTACTGGCGTGGCCCGGGTGCGGTGATCTTCCGTAAGGCTGCTGACTTCCATCGCTTGATTTTGCCGCCCAACACGATCGCACGGTCAATTTTTGCAATGGGCTCCCGCACGAATAGCTGGGGCTTCAAGACGCCGGAAGGCAAAGTCTACTGGCGCACCTATCTCGGACTGGACAAGGAGCAGGCATGAATAAATGGATCTACGCATTCGCCACTGACACTCTGATCTTTGGCTGCTTTTATGCCTGGCAATTGGCGGGAATTCCGCAGGCCAGGACCTTTCTGATGTTCGTGCTTTGGACGTTCGCGCTGCTACTTCTGTTGGTCGGCCTCTTCGCCGACACGAAGGCGTTCCAAACTAAGAGGCGACAAGGAATGATTTTTCGAGCATATGCATGTGCATCAACTGTCCTCGTGATTGGGCTGTCGATCTATACGGGCATGGTGGCACTGGCGATCGTCTATTTCATCGGCTGGGTATTTTGTCAAACCAAAATCAATTCAGCAGCGGAGGCAGCATGAGAGACCTTCCCCAAATCATCGCCCTGGTGGGTAACGCTGGCGCTGGCAAATCGACCGTGGCCGAGTACTTGATGAAAGTGCACAGCTACCGGCTCGTCAAGTTCGCCGGCCCGCTGAAGACCATGCTGCGCGCGATCGGACTTGACGACGAGGAAATCGAAGGGTCGCGCAAAGAAGTACCGTGCGATCTGTTGTGCGGTAAGACGCCCCGGCACGCAATGGTAACGCTGGGCACGGAATGGGGCCGCGACCATATCGGCGTCAACTTCTGGGCTGGGCTGTGGCAGGAAGACGCGGCGGCGTATATCAATTCCGGGCAACTCGTCGTCGTAGATGACTGCCGATTTCCCAACGAGTTGGCAGCGGTGCAAAAGATGGGCGGTGTCGTGTGGCGCATTGTTCGGCCGGAACATGGTGGCTCGTCGATTCCTGAACATCGTTCCGAAACTGCGCTATCCGGCTACTACGAAACCATGCGCCGACTGGTTAATGACGGTGACGTCACAGCGCTGCACCTGAAGGTGTTTGATGCGCTGCGCGCTGAGTTGAATGCTGAGTTTCTGGCGCATGAGGGGCAATCGTGATTGAACATTTCGGCATAAACGCACTAGGCCGCGACTTCGCAGTCGGCGATATTCATGGTGAGTTCGACAAGCTGCGCATGGTGCTGACTGAGGTCAAATTCGATCCGGCGAAGAATCGCCTGTTCTCAGTGGGAGATCTCGTCGATCGCGGGCCGAAATCCGATGAGGCTCTCGACTGGCTCGCAGAGCCGTGGTTTCACGCGGTTCGGGGCAATCACGAGCAAATGGCAATTGATTGGGCTGCTGGACACCTCGATCCGCACGGCTACAACGCCAATGGCGGTGGCTGGAACATAAGTAACCCGCCATTCGTGCGCCAGCAGTACGCCGACGCATTCTCGTGCATGCCGCTCGGCATTGACATCGACTTTCCGCAAGGTCTGGTGGGCATCGTACACGCAGATTGCCCGCACGCGACATGGGCCGACTTCCGTGCGGCCGTCGACGATGGATACCAGCTTGAAGCGATCGGCAACATGTGCATGTGGAGCCGGGACCGCGTTACCCACGAGCGCGATGACGGCGTGCCGGATCTCGTTGAGTTGATCGTTGGCCACACTCCAATGCAGCGTATGACGACGCTCGGCAATGTCAGGTTCATCGACACGGGCGCCGTGTTTAACCGGGCGCTGACGATTATCAATATGACGGAGATGTTCTCGTGAGCGACGAACTCAAAAAGATCGAACGTGAGCGCGATTACTGGATGCGCGTCGCCTCCTACCTGGCTTCGGTGCATGCGGCCACGCTTAGCTATGACGGAACGCTGAAGAGTTGTTCTCGTAGCCGGCGGGATCGCTATGAATGCATCGTCGAAATTGCTGCCGAGATGATGGCAGGGCGGGATTGGCAGGCGGGTATCAGCTATGCCAAAGCGACGCCGGAGAAGAGCCGTGCGGACTGCCTTCAGGCTATTGCGTATCTGAAGGCGGAAACATGAGCGACAAACAAGTCTTCCGCCTAGTTCATCCGACTGCCCGCCAGATGGCAAGCCGGGCTGTCATCAACGCGCCTGACGGGTTTGTGTGCGAAATCAAGCCACGCACGCGGTCGCTCGATCAGAACGCCAAGATGTGGGCGATGCTGGCCGATGTTTCGCGTCAAGTCGAATGGTACGGTCAGCATCTTACGTCCGAAGAGTGGAAAGACGTTTTGACGGCGGCGCTGAAGAAGCAGAAAGCCGTTCCCGGGATCGATGGCGGCTTTGTTGTGATCGGCGCTCGCACGCGAAACATGACGATTCGCGAGATGAGCGATCTGGTCGAACTCATGTACGCCTTCGGTGCTGAGCGAGACGTGAAGTGGTCTGATCCAGCGCCGCAGGGATATGACGAGTTGGCGCGAGGTGCGGCATGAAAAACAGCCAGCTATACACAATCCTGCTGGTGATCACGTGTTCGCCGCACATGTCTATGCCGTTTGCTATGGGCAGTACTGCCGTCTATCTGGTGCTCATGCTTGCGGAAATGTGGAGAGAGCGAAATTGAACCGTGTGCCAAGGAAAAAGAAATGCCGGTCATGCGGAGTTGTGTTCGAGCCCGCGCGCAGCATGCAGCAAGCCTGCTCCGTTCCCTGCGCAATCGCTCTGACGGAAAAGCAGAAAGCGCAGAAAGCCGCCCGAGCCAATCGCGAGGAGAGGAAGTCGCTCGCAGAGCGCAAAGCCAAGCTCAAGACGCGCCGCGAATGGATTGCCGAATGCCAGGCGGTCGTCAACAAGGTGGCGAGGCTGCGGGACATTCTGGCGGGACATGGATGCATTTCGTGTGGCGCCAGGCCGCAGCAGAAGTTCGGCGGGACGATGGACGCTGGACACTATAGGTCAGTCGGGAGCGCGCCGCACTTAAGGTACTTTTTGCCGAATTTGGCGGCCCAATGCACCCGCTGTAACCGTGAATTGGGAGGTTCGGCCGTCAACTACAGGAAAGGTCTCGTTGAGCGAATCGGCATCAACCGCGTTGAAGAGATCGAATCGATGCAGTGGACGGCCAAATGGTCGATCGAGTACTTGCAACGGCTCAAGAAGGTGATGAACAAAAAGGCTCGCAGGTTGGAGCGGCGGATTGAACAACGAAAGGAGGCAGCGTGAGCAAACTTACACCGGAGCAAAAGGCCGCGAACAAGGCAGCGCAGAAAGTCCGAGACCGCGCTTTCGCCGCGCGTCGACGCGAGTATCGGAACCAGCTTGATGCTGCAAAGTCGCTGGCTGAAAAGTCGGAATTCGCAAGTCGTCGGGATATTGCAGGCGCCGCGCTAGAGAGGGAGCGCAGAAATATGCTCGATGCAGAGGATGCAATTCTGCGCGAGATAGATGAATTGCACGAAAAACTGAGGCGAACCAAGGAGTCGTTTCATCTATCGATCGAGCCCAAGAAGGCTGTACGCGATGCTGCGTGGCAAGCTTTCCGAGACCATGAGAAATCCCTTGTGCGTGCCGTTGAAGCGAGATACCCGGATATGTGCGAATGCTGGTCTGTGGCGGGATGGAATGTTCCGGAGGATGTGCGAGCACAGATGGACGCGGCAAGGAGCGAAGCATGACCCATCCCGTCAAGCGCTACGGCACAAGCAGCATGGAATGCCCTAACGGCATCTACGTTTTGCACTCTGAGTATGAAAAGGTGGCGGCGGAGAGGGATCGGCTCAGTGCGATGGTCGATAAGTTGCTCGCGCACTGCCCGGATGGTGAGTGCTTTACGTGTGGCGAAGCAGTTTGTCCGCATGGCGAACCACTTCATTTTCATCATGACGGCTGCCCGGCCTGCTATCAGGATCAATCATGATCGACGTTATCTTCGAGGGCATCGGCATCATCGTCGTCGCGCTTTGGCTTCTTGGGAGCGCGAACCTGATCGATTTCAAGTTGTGCATCGGCCCCGCTGGAACCTGTTCGGTTGAGGTGAGCAAATGAAAACAGCCATCCTCTGCATTGTTTGCTACGGCGCTGGCGTTCTATCAGTCGGTATTCCGCTTCTCTTGCTTCTCACGCACCGACCACGGTATGTGGCACCTACTTTGAGGCGGAGGAATGGGGATAAGCAGGTGCCGGAAGTTGTGCCGCCAGCAGAAAACGGAGTGGATTACCGGTTTATTAATTTGACGGGATTGGAGGGGGAATGAAGGTAACGGAATTGACTAGCCCTGCACTGGATCTGTGGGTCGCTAAAGCGCTCGGTTTCGGCGATAAGGTTCGCTTCACCGAATATGGCGAGGGCTACGACGAAGAGTGTTTTTTCTTTCACCCGGTACATGACGCAGCAGGTTTTGAGGTTCACGCATCCGGCGATAGATGGAGCCCGTCCAGCAACTGGTCGCACGGTGGCCCGATTATTGAGCGCGAATTGATTGACCTATATGCGGATGGAAAAGGAGCCTGGCGCTCAACACATTGCTCGGATCAGATGATCGTCGCGCACCAAAAGGGCAGCGCCCCACTTATTGCTGCAATGCGCGCATACGTGGCGACGAAATACGGCGATGAAGTGCCGGAAGAGTGATCGCAACTTGCTGATTGACAATGCTTTTCATTTGTAGTGCGAAACGTTGCCATGGTATAATAAGCGCCATTAGTTGTGTGCGTTTCGGTTTCTCTACCTATATATCGTGTTGCGGGGTTCATATGGACGTGGTCACCGAAGGCAAAGTCATAGCTCAGAGCGAGGATAAGCGCATCCACGAGTTTTGCGTGAAGTGGGCATCATGGCATCGGTCGCGACGCATCTGGGCTCCGCCCGTCCCGCAAAATCTTCTGGTGCGATTGCAGAACCTGCCGGGCGGGGAAATTCCGGATGCAGAACTAAGCGCGAGTGCCAGCTATTTTAATCTCGCCCTACTTGGGATGCCGGAAGGTCGACCGAAGCTGGCTTTCTATTGCTACTACCTGCACCGCGTGCGCCCACTCAAGTTGTTGGCCGACGAACTGGAAGTCACCGAGCAGGGAATGCACAAGATGGTCAAGACGTTCCGCACGAATGCTCACCGCGCCTATCATCGAATGCTGGCGGGGCTCTAAATACTAAACTCAGTGGTTGATAAAACAGCGGTTGAGTAAAAGGGCTAGTTTCCATATGATTTCGGAAAGGCTGAGTTACTGTGCTTGGCCGAAACAAGCCCTGCTGATGCGGGGCTTTTTTATTTCTCGCCATGCCACGCTCAACCGCTCTCGAATCGCACATGTATGGCGATCCAATGGAGATATTGGCAGCCAAGCAGGCGCGCGAGAAACGGCAAGCCCAGCAAGAACAGAAGCGGCCCATTCTGACGCTCCGATCCAGAAAGACGGATGGCGAGTGGAGCGAGGCCCGCAAAGCCGCAGAAGCCCTATTTGATCTCCCCGCGGCTGCTTCCCGGTAGCCCGTTAGCCCCGCCGTGGCGCAATGCCGCTCTGCCGGGAGAGCAACCCCGGAAGAATTCGAGAAAGTAATGGAAGCAAACCAGCTAATCGACAGCATCGAGCAGGACATTCAGCGCATGCGAATAGACGAAGCGCTGAAGGCGAGCCTCGTCGCGCGGCTGGACGAGTTGCGGGCCGCGGTGAAATGAACCCACTAACCGCATGGATGCTTTGGCTATCGACGGTTCATATCGGTCTGGCGCAAGGCTATACCGAATGGGCAGACTGGCTAATTGATACGACTGAGGTGTGATATGGGTGGCGACGCAACGATTGAAGGTTGGGACGGCATCGGCGACGAAGGTACGCAATCTGGTATCGGCAGCGAAGATATTCGGCCTCGCGGCGACAAATTGCCTAAGGCGTGATCCCCCGCTTCCGCCGTCAGCCAGTGTCGGGCTGGTTGTAGAAAACGGGCGGCGGAGGCGCCTATTTGTATCTCTCGGGCGGCAGGAGTCGGCGGAATCGCTGATTGTGTAGCCCCACTGCAACAGAACATGCCGGGAGCAGAGACCGGACAAGCCAAGGGGCGGGTATTGCCCGCAATGTTAATTGGAGCGGCCTATCGCTGGGCTCGTCGGATGCCTCACGAAACGAGGTGCTTCACGCATGGCGGCTCCGCGTATGCCAGTACGCGTCGCTGGCACGAGTCTCCATTTACGAGATTGAGCCGCCAGTCGTGAGGGTGAACCGAAAAGGCCGCGCGAGTCGATAGACTGCCACTGCGCCATGCGGGCCGAACGCTGTAGCTCTCGCCTACCCCCTTCTCATCTTCAGATGAGATTGCCGCCTAGAGCGGCTTTTTTCTTTTGGTGGCTCGATGGCTCGCAAACCCAAGGTTATCGCGGTCGCCGAGCGCACCGAGATTTGCCGTGAGTGCCGATTCGCGCACTTCGGAGATGAAGTAATCACCTGTCGGCGTCATCCGCCAGTACCGGTCTTCGACATCAGCGAAGGCGAGATCATTTCGACCTTTCCGATTACGGCGCCCGATGTGTGGTGCGGCGATTTTGGACCAAAACTAAGTTCTTAAGGGGAAACCGTGGAAGCTAACGACTTGCTGAAAGCCGTGAAGGACCACGGGAGCGTCAATGCCGCTGCCAAGGCGCTGGGTATTCCGGAAAGCACGCTGCGTGGGCGGATCCGCGGTGCGGCGCCTCTGTCCGAAAATCAGCGGAAATTCCAGGCTGACTGGACTGCAGACGACTGCATCGCCGAGCTTCAGCGCATCGCCAAGATTGACGAAGACAAGGTTATCTCGCGGAACTACTTCCGCGTGCACTCGGACATCTCCGAGTCCACATGGAATAGGCACTTCGGCACGTTCCACGAGTTCAAGCGCCAGGCCGGTATTGTCCTGTCCCGCCACGCGCATGGATTGGAGCGAGCAATTGCGAAGCACGCCAGCAAGGACGTGCAGCGCCGCATGAATGTCGAAAAGTCTGGATGGGAAGACGCCTATCTGCGCCCCAGCTCGAAGCGTTTCCAGGCAGTTCTCGTCGCATCGGACATTCACGACATCGAGTGTGATCCCTTCTGGCGCCGCTGCTTCATTGACACGGCGAAGCGCGTCCAGCCCGAGAAGGTCGTCATTAACGGCGACGCACTGGACCTGCCCGAATTCGGCAAGTACGGCGTCGATCCGCGCGAGTGGGATGTGATCGGCCGCATCAAGTGGCTGCATGCGTTCCTGAACGACATCCGTGTGTCGTGCCCGGAAACGGAAATCATCTACATCGAGGGCAACCACGAAGCGCGCCTGATCCGCCACCTCGGCGAAGCGACGCCCGCGCTCAAGGTTGTCCTGTCTGATCTGCACGGCTTCACCGTGCCGAGGCTTCTGGGCCTTGACGCCTACCAAGTGAACTATATCGCCCGGATGGATCTTGCCGCGTTCAGCGAGCGAGACATGAAGCAGGAGCTGGCGAAGAACTACCATGTCATGTACGACTGCCTGATGGCGCATCACTTCCCTGAAGGCCGGAACATGGGCGTGCCGGGATTCAATGGACATCACCACAAGCACATCGTCTGGCCTTTCTACTCGCCGCAGTTCGGATCGAGCGAATGGCATCAGCTAGGCTGCGGCCACGCCCGCGCGGCGACATACTGCGCCGGCGAAAAGTGGGCGTTGGGCTTCATGCTGTGTCACGTCGACACGCAGAAGAAACACACGCAGTTTGAATACGTTGAGCTGCGGGATCACGCGATGATCGGCGGGCGGTTCTATGAGCGCACTGACGCCGAACAGATGGGAACGTGATGACCTACCCAAATGAACAGAATCAGGCAGCCAGCGCGCTCCCCGTCTACGTCGTGGCCCAGCCATCCAGTGGTCCTTGGCCCAACGCTCAGAGCAATGCAAACGGCGCCATACCAGTCGTCTTCGTTGCGCAGCCGGGTTCGGGCCCGTGGCCTAACGACCAATCCAACGCCGATGGCGCGATCCCTGTTCGTGTGGTGAGTGCACCGACAGGCGACGGGCCATTTCCAAACGATCAAGGCCAAGATGGCGGCGCTATCCCCGTCTGGGATGCGACAAGCCTTCCGGCGCACGCTGCGGCGTATCCCAATCAGCAGAACAACGCCAACGGCGCGATCCCCGTGTGGTTGGTCTCGTAAGGGCCCACATGCCCATTTAGGGCTATGGCGAAATCTACTTACACAACGGTAATCGCGACCAGCATCTGCGAACAACTGATCGAGGGAAAATCCCTGCGTCAGATATGCGAACAGCCCGGAATGCCCAATAAGGCAACGGTTCTGCGCTGGTTGGCGGATGAAAAACGCGCCGTCTTCCGCGACCAGTACGCGCGCGCACGCGAGATGCAGGCCGAGGCGATGGCGGACGAGATTCTTGAGATAGCCGATACGCCTGAGATTGGTCAAAAGACAGTCAGCAAAGCCACCGGAATCGAGATCACCGAGGGCGACATGATCGAGCACAGGAGACTGCGCGTCGATACTCGCAAGTGGTTGATGTCGAAACTTCTTCCTAAGAAGTATGGGGTCGCGAAAGAAGAAGAATCCGATTCGGGCGATGTGACTATCCACGGCGGGTTGCCTGAGTAGTTTCCGCTTTTCGTCTTGCGGCGCGTTCTCATTTCATTTTTCAGAAGCGCAAGAAATGCCCGATATTTACCTGCCGACACTTCACGCCGGACAGGTGGACATCTACAAACGACGCACCCGCCTGAATGCAGTCCGATGCGGCCGCCGTTGGGGCAAGACGAAACAGATGGTCACGATGGGCGGCGATGCTGCCGCCAAGGGGCGCAAGGTAGGCCTCTTCACTCCTGAGCACAAGCAGCTTCTGGAGCCGTATGACGAACTGCTAGACATTCTCCAGCCGATCAAGCGGCGCGCAAGCAAAAACGAAGGAACGATCCGCACCAAAACTGGCGGACTCGTTGACTTCTGGCAGCTAGACGATAACGAGCTGGCTGGCCGCGGTCGTGAATATGACCTGGTAATGATCGACGAGGCAGCGTTCACGAAGAACGGCCAGATGATGAAGATCTGGGAAAAGTCGATCAAACCGACTTTGCTGACTCGTCGCGGTAGCGTTTGGGTGTTCTCTACCCCAAACGGAGTTGATCCGGAGAACTTCTTTTATCGGGTCTGCAACGACGAGAACCTGGGCTTCGAACAGTTTCATGCTCCGACAAGCAGTAACCCGTATGTCCCGCCGGATGAACTTGAAAAAGAGCGGCTAAATAATCACCCGCTTGTCTGGCAGCAGGAATTTGAGGCTAAGTTCGTTGACTGGTCCGGAGTCGCGTTCTTCGAATACGCGAAGCTCACTGTCGACGGTAAAGGCGTTCCTTTCCCTGCGCACTGTGACGGCGTGTTCGCGATCATCGACAGCGCAATGAAGGATGGGAGCGGCAACGACGGGACAGCGGTCGTTTATTTCGCACTCTCCAAGCATACCGGTCACCCTCTCATCGTTCTAGATTGGGAAATCGTCCAGATCAATTCGGACTTGCTGGTGACCTGGTTGCCGAACGTCTTCAAGCAACTTGAGTATTACGCTGGCGTCACAAAGGCGCGCGCTGGTTCGCTGGGCGCTTTCATCGAAGACAAGGCATCGGGTATCACGCTTAACCAGCACTCCACCCGTGTTGGCTGGCCTGCCCAGGCGATCAATGGCGATATCACAAGCATCGGCAAGGACGGCCGGGCGGTGGCATGCTCGGGGTCTGTCTATCGCGGCGAAGTTAAGTTTTCTCAATACGCTCTCGATAAGGTCGTTGAGTACAAAGGGCAAACGAAAAATCATCTCGTCTCCCAGGTCGTTGGCTATCGCATTGGCGACAAAGACGCCCACAAACGCGCTGATGACCTCGCGGACGGCTTCATGTACGGCGTAATCATTGGTCTGGGCGGTCCGGACGGTTTTTAACTCACGGTATCTAAATGGCAGAGATCAATATTCTGGGGTCGGGCCTGACATCCCCCCTTCTTGACCTGCTAATGGCGGATGAGATTGTTCCGGGTGCAGAGCCTAGCTACCAGTTAGCCAAGCAGATTTACGCATATCACCCGCTCGGGGCAAAGATCGTCGATCAGCCGATCAAGATAGCGATGAGCCAGGCGCGGAAGATTTCGATTCCGGATAGCCCGGAAGAGCGCGTACGAGAGGCTTTCGAGCGGAAATGGCGGGAGATCAACGCCGACACGTATATCGCCAATACCTGGCGGCTCGGGAAGATCTACGGCGCTTCTGCGCTGGTGTATGGGGCAAAAGATGTCGATACAAACAGCCCAATCAGGCCAGAAGATCTTTCCAAACTCGATCTTTACTTTAATGCGCTTGATCCGCTGAACACTGCGGGCTCCCTGGTGCTGAATCAGGATCCGTCCGCCGCAGACTTTCAGAAGCCGACGATGGTCACGGCAGCCGGCCAGGAATATCACCCGTCGCGCAGTCTCGTATTTTTCAACGAGGCGCCACTGTACATCGAATACACCAATTCGGCGTTTGGCTACACGGGGCGTTCGGTCTATCAGCGCGCGCTCTACCCGCTGAAATCGTTCGTGCAGACGATGGTCGCCGACGACATGGTTGCCCGCAAGGTCGGCGTGATCGTGGCCAAGATGAAGCCTGCCGGCTCAATCGCTGACCGCGCTATGGCCGTGTTTCAGGGCATCAAGCGCAATGTCGTCAAGGAAGCGCAGACCAACAACGTCATCAACATCACGCCAGAAGAAGAGATTGAGACGCTGAATCTTCTGAATGCTGACGGCGCGCTTACGACGGCCCGCAAGAACATTCTTGAGAATATCGCTGCTGCTGTCCCTCAGCCGGCCAAGTTGCTGAATTCTGAGTCATACGCTGAGGGGTTTGGCGAGGGAACAGAAGACGCCAAGGACATCGTTCGCTATATCGACAATGAGCGCAAGACGGCGCAGCCGCTTTTCGAGTTCTTCGATCAGATCGTGATGCGGCTGGCGTGGACCGAGGAATTCTACAAGACCATTCAGGCTGATATTCCCGGATACGAGGGCGTCTCATACAACGAGGCGTTCTACCAGTGGAAAAATGCCTTTGCTGCGGAGTGGCCTTCCCTGCTGGTCGAGCCCGAATCAAAGCTCGTCGAAGTCGAGGATGTGAAGCTGAAAAGCATCATCGCGGCGATGGAAGTGCTGATGCCTGAAATGGACCCGGAGAACAAGGCGCGCCTCATCAAATGGGCCTCCGACAATATCAACGAGTCCAAGCACCTGTTCACGAATCCGATCGTCCTTGACTACGAGGCGCTGGCTGATTATGAGCCTCCCGTCCCGGCGCAAGAGCCCAACGAGCCGAAACCTTTCTCGTCCGAAGCCTGATGGCCACCTTTTTCGAAACTGTCACCGCCGCCATCAAGGATTTTGAAGAGAACGGATTTGACAGTGTCGAGCGGCTGGCCTACTGGACCGATCTGATCCGTAGGTCTGCCGCCGAATCGCTGGTGCCTGAGAGCGTGCTCAATGAAACGTTGAACAGGACCCTGAGCGGCATCTACAAGCGGATGATCGAAGACGGCCAGATCGTCAAGACGCACATCGGCATTTCGCGTTTCACGGTTGATCGCCTCAAGCCGAAGCTGCGAACCGAACTGGACCGGCGCATGATGGTCTCGCGCAATCTGATCAAGCTCAATCGCGAAGCAATGGTCGAAAAGACCGTGCAGCGCTTCGCTGGATGGGCCTCGTCGGTTCCTGCGGGCGGCAGTCGAGCCGTGGAAGTCAAGGATGTGAAGGAAAACATCCGCAAGGCGTTGACCTCCCTGCCCTTCGAGGAACGTCGGGTGCTCATTGACCAGTCGCACAAGTTCACGGCGAATCTAAACGAGATCATCGCTACGGATGGCGGTGCAATTGCGATGCGCTGGAACAGCCAGTGGCGTCGGCGCGGTTATTCGTACCGCGTCGACCACAAAGAGCGCGACCAGAAGGTTTTTCTGCTCCGCTCGAGCTGGGCGAAAAACAAGGGCCTGGTAAAACCCGGCCCCGCTGGTTATTACGACGACATCACCAAGGTCGGCGAGGAAGTGTTCTGTTCATGCTTCGCCACCTGGATTTACGCCATCCGCGATTTGCCCGAAGACATGGTTACCGCTAAGGGTCGCGAGTCGCTTGCAGGGGCGCGCGCCAAGATCGCCGCAATGAGAACCTGATATGCCACTTGAACAAGGACCATCGCAAGAGACGATCAGCAAGAACATCGAGACAGAAATCAGCGACGGCAAAGACCCGAAACAGGCCGCCGCGATCGCGTATAGCGTAGCCGGCGAAAGAAAAGCTGACTCCGAACCCATGCAAGCCGCAGGCACGCTGATCGTCGCGGATGGATCGGTGCTGTTCCTGCGCCGTGGAAATGGTGGAGATCACCCCGGCGAATGGGCGCTGCCCGGCGGCAAGACGGAAGACGGCGAAACCGCCGAAGAATCGGCGCGTCGGGAAACGGTCGAGGAAACAGGATATGAGCCGCACAAGCTTATTGAACTCGGCACGACAAATGATGGATCGGTCGAGTTCACGACGTTCTATCACGCGAGCAGACCCTTCGATGTCGCGCTAAGCGATGAAAGTACCGAATTCCTCTGGTCGCCGCTCGGAACGTGGCCTGAACCGCTTCACCCTGGTTGCCGGTTTGTGCTGGAATCGGAAGCGTTCAAGGCAATCCGAAAAGCGCACATGACGGAGACGGATCTGGCGCGCGCGATGGTGGCGGGCGAATATTCATCGCCGCAGTTCTTCGTCAACATGTGGATGTTCGACATCCGTATCACCGGAACCGGGGTTTCGTACCGGTCAAAAGACGAGGAATACGTATTTCGGCCACCCGATGAATATCTGAACGAAGATTTTCTGGCGCGCTGCAATGGCCTGCCAGTGATTGTCGACCATCCCGAGAACGCAAACCTGAATTCCGAGGAATTCAAGAAGCGGTCGGTCGGCTCGGTCATGCTGCCGTATATCAAGGGTGACGAGGTCTGGGCCATCGTCCGGATCTATGACGAGGCAACTGCGACGCTCATGTCAACTGAGCAGTTGTCCACATCTCCGAACGTCGTATTCCGGAACCCGAAGATTGAAAACACTGTTGTAACCCTCGACAACGGTGAGAAGGGTCTTATAGAGGGAAACCCAAAACTGCTCGACCACATCGCGATCTGCGAGGTTGGCGTGTGGGACAAGGGCGGTCCGCCAACTGGCGTATCTACCATTAACGTTCAGGAATCTGACATGAATGAAGACGTGAAGGCCAAGGCGGACGCCGAGGCGAAAGAAGAACTCGAAGCGAAAGCTAAAGCCGACGCGGAAGAACAGGCCAAGGCTGACGCCGAAGAGGAAAAATCGAAGGCCGATTCGGACAAGTGGGACAAGCTGATGTCGGCTGTCGATTCGATCGCCAAGCGCATGGACTCGTTCGAAAAGCCGAAGGCTGATGCGATGCCGGGTGAAGAACTGCCGGTTGGCGACAAGAAGGCGGACTCGGAGAAGGAAGCCGAGGAAAAGGCAAAGGCTGACGCCGAAGAGAAGGAAAAGGAAGAGGCCGCCAAGGCCGACTCCGAAAAGTCTGCTCTGCTCGCCCGCGTCTCGCAACTCGAAACCCTGCTCGTGCAGACTGCCAAGTTGACGCCGAAGCCGCTGAATGACGCGGAGTACGCTGCAATGGCTGATGCGCAGGCAAAGGCCGACAGCATTTATTCGGCATTCGGCAAATCGGCAAACCGACCGCTGAACGGCGAAGACCTCCTGGCCTATCGCAAGCGCCTCGCCGCTCCGATGAAAGCGCACAGTTCGGCATGGAAGGACGTCGATCTGTCGAAGCTTGATGCGTCGGTTTTCGATATTGCCGAATCCGCGATCTACGCCGATGCGCAAGTCGCCGCGATCAATCCGGTGAGCGCCCCGTCCGAAGGTCTGCGTGCCGTGACCCGCGATACGGGCACCGGCCACAAGATCACGACGTTTTATGGTCGCCCGAATGCGTGGATGGATGACTTCCGCTCGCCGCGGATGCAAGGCGACATCAATCTGCCGAACAAGCACTGACCAAGTAGTCGCAATCACGAGGCCCGCCACTGAGCGGGCTTTTTTCATTTCTGGATAGGAAAATCATGGCATTGAATACGCCTTTCTACCCGTACGCGACTACGAACGCCGCAGGCTCGTTTTCGGTACAAAGCGCTGGTTATGTCCAAGGCGTTTATATGGACGACCCGGCAACCCGCTGGGCGCTTGCTATCGGCACGCTTTCGGCGAATGCGACTGGCCCGGTCTGGGGCGGCATGGCCATCTCGGAAAGCGTTGCTCCGTCGACGGGTTACGACCGCACGCAAGGCGGCACGATCGTCGCCGCTACCGCGGTCGGCAACCTTACCGGCTTCTCGGTTTTCAACAACGCATATGCATGGCCGGGTTCGCCGCAAAGCCCGGTTCCGACTGCAGGCGCGTCGGGCATGACCGTCCCGTTCTTCCGGATGGGCTCGGGCGCTCGCATCGCCGTCGCAATGGACCCGTCGCTCGTGTCGCTGAACGGCAACCTGATCACGCAAAACGTGTCGTGGGACTTCAATAACCAGGTGCTGCAGCCGTATGACGCGTCGACCGCGACGTACTCGATCACGTCGCAAACAGCAACGTTCTCGGGCGGTGTGTGGACGGTGGCAGTGGTTATGGCAGCGGCTTCGCCGGTGGCTGGCGTGGGCGACCTGATCAACATCAGTGGTGCGACCAATAGCGGCACGGGCGGAGCATCGCTCGTTAATGGCAATCAGGTCGTTACCGCATTCACCGACAACCAGCACTTCAGCTATCAGGTGACGGCTGCGTCTGGCGCAATCGGGACGATCGCGGGTACGCAGGTGCTGAACTACGGCACCGGTGCATTGCCGGTCAAGATTCTCGACGTCAATGCCGGCAACAGCATGACGGTCAATTTCAATCCCACCACTGGCGCGGCAACCTGGAATCGTTCCGGTTACACGGCCCTCATTCAAATCTGAGGTTAAAACATGGCCAATCTCGTACCGGCACAGATTCGGGTAAATCCGCACTTTCTGGTCCCCGAAATTCTTCTTCAGTATCAGCAGGCGTCGGGCGCGTTCGACACGATCGCAACCGGTGATCCGCTCGTTCGTCTCGGCGAAGGCGACCTTGCTGTCTACATCAAGCGTCTCGACGTCCGCACGCAGGTCAACACAGGCCAGTTCGTTTCCAACCAACTCCCGAGTTGCACGGTTGTGTACAACGAAATCAGCACGCCGACGTACATGATCCGCTCGCGCGCGGAATATGACCATCACGACACGGCTGCACTCGGTCGCGTCGGTGCGTCGACCGTCGAAGCGCACCGTCTCGCCATGCGTCAGGGCACGTTCCAGCAACAGCGCAATCTGCTGCTGTATGGCGCAAACCCGGCGAACGGCGAAGGCCTGCTGAACACGAACGGCGCAACGGCATTGAACCTGCCGGCGGACCCGAACGGCAACACGACCATCTCGTCCTACGACAACGGGTCGCTGGCGTTTTTCCTCGCGCAGCAGATCGCCGCAATCAAGACGCGCACGATGAGCGTTGGCGTTCCGGCGCGCTTCACGATCCTGACCACGCAGCGGATCATGCAGGCGATCAGCTACTACGGCATCGTCCAGTTGACGCAATTCCAGCGTCAAGGAGCAGGTTCGGAAACGATCCGCGGCACGGTCGACAACCTGGCTGAACGCAACAAGGATGAGATCTCCTGGACGTGTGACGACACGCTGCAAGGCAAGGGCGCGGGTGGCACGGACCTGATCATCATCTCCATGCCGGAAGTCAAGAAGAACCGCGTTCACCGCATCAACACCAACGCTTTCGCCGAACTCACCCCGGGACTCGATGCTTGCGCCCTGCAGTTGGTGGACCGTGCCGCACCGACCGAAATCATCGCGCCGCTTCCCGCTGGTGCTGTAGATGTTGTCTCGGAACTGCGTTCGACGTCGGGTTGGTCGACCCGTCCTGAAGCTCTCACGCTGATCTCGGCCGGCTATTAAAGGTCAACCTGCGGATAGATTGCGCAATCGACAAGCGTGCCCCCTGTCACGTTTCCGCAGGCCTTCATACAGGGATAAATCAACAGGGAAATTGTCATGCTATTCGTTGCAAATCTTACAAAGCACAACTTCCAGTTCCTTTTCTGGGTGGAGCGCACATCGCGTCCGATCTCGGTCGACATTCCGCCGGGAAAGCAGGTGAATGTGTACCCGGAAGGCTCTCGCGCAGATCACGAGAGCATCGTGAACCAGCACAAGATGTACGGCCTGATTTCCGTCGCGGAAATCGATTCGACCGGCGGATTCATCGGCCAATGCTATCAGTTTGACAAGCCCGTTCCGCTTGATCGGCTCGTGACAGGGATGGCCAACAACGAAGACGCTCTGGTCGATCAGGCGCGCGAGATCCGCAAGGAATCGGCTGCATCTGCCGATGACCTTCTGCGCCGCGCCGCGCAGGAGACTGATTCGAAGATCGCGGAATTCGCAGTCGAAATCGAAGAAGTCGAGCAAAAAGGTGTCGACCAGACTATCAATGAAGTCATCAGCGTTGGGGAAGATCAACCCCAGCCGCAGGAACGCCGCCGCGGTCGTCCCCGTCGTAACTGAGAGCCCCTATGAGCACGCCCTGCTTTCCTCCTCTACCCGGCATGGGCGCGCTCGCCCCGTGGCAAACTCAGAGGGCGCCTAATGTCGCCGACCTGACGACATTCCTGCAGACCATCGCGGGAATCCCAACTTCCGCATTGCCAGCGGGCAGTCCTTACATCCCGTGGGCGTTGAGTTATGCGGAAGAAAAGACGTTGCTCGTGCTGTATGCAATCGGGCAGGACTATTACTGTTTTGCGGTGTACCTCCTGGCGACATCGTTTCTTATCAACTGGTGCCCGGATGTTCCTGGCGGTACATTCTTCCAGACGTTGCGGGCCCAGTGGAACCTGACCGGATTCGTTGGCGGAACGATTCAATCATCGGCCGATCAGGCCACTTCCGAATCCCTGCTCGCCCCTGAATTTTTGAGCGGCCTCACCCTTGGCCAATTGCAGGCACTCAAAGACCCTTACGGCCGCCAGTGGCTGAGCATGCAGCAGGATTTGGGCGCTGTGTGGGGCATTTCTTGAGGTAAAGCATGGCTGCCAGAGACTACGCGAAACCGCAAGCCGATGGTGGTGGTAGTTATGCTGCACCCAAAGTATTTGCGCGAAATGCACCTCACGGGCTTGTGTTAAATCTCGGCATCATCGATGTGCCGTACGCCAACGAAGCGCAAACTGAAAAGGTCTCCAGGCCGCGCAAGGGGAAGGCCAACAAGCCAGTCAAGCCGAAGCCGACTGGCGGCACACAAACGACCGGACAGGTAGCGGAGATTCTCGAAGCCAAATATGGCGTGATGGACACGTTCGCGTTTGCCAGATTGCCTGACATCGCCAAAGAGTTAGAAAACTCGCTTGCTGGCGCGCTGGAAAACATGATGATGGGCGGTGCGCCGGCATCGAATCCCTTTGCCTCGGCGGAGTCAGCTGTTACCGCCATGTTCAAGCAATTTCTGGCATCGGGTGCCATTGAGCATATGGGCGTTGATGGGGTGCCTACCCAGGCAGCAATCAATGGGGTCAATCATCGATTGAAGCATCCATACGCAAAAGGCAACCCGCGACGTGAGTCGTTCATCGACACCGGCGCATATAGCGCTCATTTCCTTGCCTGGATTTCCTGATGCCATCGATCGCAGAATCTCTAGGCAATCAGTCGGAATTGGCGAGCAGTCTGGCAGCAGGCGTCAACACGCTATCGCTTAACCAGACCATCGTATTCACGCGCTATGCGCAGACGGTGCTCCCAGTCGATGGCTATGTGTTCTGGGTGAACACCGGGGAGACCGTTACAGTTCAAGGCTCGCTGCATTATTCAACCGACCAGCAACAGAACGAAGACGAAACGATCGCCGTCAATCGCGTCATTCTGACGGCGCTCAGCAGGATAGACGATTTCAACGCCGCGGCGCCGACCGACCTTTTCATCGGCACGTTTGACGATATACGTTTCTCGTTCAATGCTCGAGGGTCGTTTTACCAGCAAGCCAATCTGTATCACTACCTGGGGAATGCAGTCTACCCAGCCCTGTCGTCACAGATCGTCGATAACCCCGGCGCTTTGCCCGTCGAACCAATCGTATCAAACAGCCTTCCTGTATGGTTGAGCCAGAACGGCTACGCGCCGGTCTACCCATCCTTTGTCGTGCCGGCGAATATTGTCCCTCCATACATTACGGCTCACATCGAGCCGAATATGACCGAGGCGCCTACGTTCCCCGCCTATGATTGGCCCGGGACAGTCGAGCCCGGGACTGGCGCGTCACCGCTGCACGATCTGGCCAGCTCGCAACTCGCGCTTGATCGTGTGCGACTCACCTTGTATGGGTTCACAAATCAACAGGCAATTCAGTATCTGGTGTCGCTGATCGAGTATTCGATCAACACCGACGCGTTTGGATTTCGCAATTCGCCTGTGGTCAAGGATCAAAAACGCACGCAGTCAGAACTCAACGTCATCGCCATGAAAAAGACGATCGACATCGAGGCCTGGTATCTGCAGTCAACTGCTGATGCGATTGCCCGGCGCATGATTCTCTCTGCCGGATTCAGTTCTATCACCACCTAGCGGGGCATGCCCGACTAGCTATCCCACCCCGCCGCGAGCGGGGTTTTTCTTTTCCAGGAATCGAAAATGCCCCAAGGCCCAATCGCAGTTCAGGTTATCAGCAACGCCAAAACCAAGCTCAACATCACGACAAAGACAGTCATCAAGACTGGCGCAGGACGTGCGCTGAAACTCTCAGTCATTACGGTCGCGACCGGTGGCGCTGTCGGCGTCTATGACGCGGCCACGACGGCCGGTGGTGTCACCGCTACGGCGCTCTTCCAGGTTGGCGCCACGCCGTGGGTGCCTGCTGGCGTTGTCTCGCTCGACATGGCTTACACGAACGGCCTCGTCGTCGATCCCGGCACGGGCGGTGTCGTCGCGGTCGAGTATATCTAATAACCGGAGCGCGCCTAAATGGCAACCACTATTACCCCGACGATCGTTAATCTTAACGTCGTCGTTACTGAGGCGCCGACGCCCTCTCAACTTCAGCAAAGCGGCGCGCTCATCTCCCTCGGCGGCACCGGCTTGACGACGGGCACTTATCAATTCTGTGGCCAACTGTCGGACATTGAAGACCTTGCGACCGGTGCAGGGAATGCGACCGAACTCATTCACATGGGGACGTCATTCTTCGCTCAAGGTTCGGCTGTCGGCGCTTACGTACTTGAACTCGGCACGGCCACGGGCGTTGATGCGCAAATTGCGCTACTGGAAGCATGGATTGTCCAGAATCCCAACGTGTTCTATGCCTACCTGGTCCCGGCTGCGTGGGATTTCTCGAAGGATGAAGTAGGTAGCGTCATCCTGTCGGCTGGCGGCTCGGGATATACGTCCGCCCCGACAGTGACATTTGCCGCACCGACTACGGGCACAACTGCCACGGGCACTGCGGTTGTACAAAACGGCCAGGTGGTCGCAGTGACGATCACCAACCCCGGTTCAGGCTACACCGCAGCGCCGAGCGTTACTTTTTCGGGTGGCGGCGGTACCGGTGCGGCAGGCGCCTCGAATCTCGTTTCCGCGCTGAACTTCATGGCATCGCAGTACGCGAATCCGTCTGCAAAGACGTATTTCTTCGTCACGACGAATACAGCGGATCTGCCGAACTACGCCACACAGAAATCGGTGTTCGCGGTTGTTCCGAGCCCGACTGCAGCATCGCAAGAGTTCCAGGCTGCAATGCCGTTCTATCAATGGCTGGTCAACAAGCCTGCCGCGGCAAATCAGCTTGCGCCGATGTCGTATCGTTTCGCGTTCGGCGTCACGCCATGGTCGCCGGTGGGAAATAGCGCAAGCATCAACACCGTTCTGACCAACTTCGGCAATCTGATTCTGACTGGTGCCGAGGGCGGTATTTCGACGGCGACCCTGTTTAAGGGTACGACGATGGACGGCTCGCAGGCGTCGTGGTGGTATGGCATTGACTGGTTCCAGATCCAGGTCAAACAGGCCCTCGCCGCAGCGGTCATTAACGGTTCGAACCAGAATCCACCTCTGCTCTACAACCAGCATGGCATCAACACGCTGCTTGCTGTGGCGCAGAACGTCGCAAACAGCGCGGTCTCCTTCGGTTGTGCCCAGAGCATAACGATCACGGCGACCGACTTTGTCACATACACCACGCAGAACCCGAACGACTATAAGGCCGGCATTTACAACGGCTTCCAGGCGACTGCGGTTGGTCAGAACGGATTCCTGACCATCGGTTTCTTCATCGACGCGGTGCAGTTCGCATAAGGTGCGCTAAATGCCAAATCCTAAAATTCAGCAAGGCGTCATCAACCGCGTACGGACGTCGTTAATCGTTCCGAGCAATACGGCGCTGAATGCCACTGCGCCCTACCTCGGCAAGTCGATGATTAACGCCGAGTTCGAAGGCAACTTCGTCGAGCAGATCGAGACGGCCACGGGAGCGGTGCGTTCGCCAGAACCATTCGTCATGGCAACGATCACGATGGGACTGCTTCGATCGCAATCCCTGTCTGCGACGTGGCTCCAGCAGGTGCAAGCTAACAGCTTTCTCGGCACGGTGACTGCACACTCGGACTCGTCGGTCTATCCGGCAATTACGCTGGAAGAGGCCGTCGTGCGAACGATCCGAAACGGCGCGTTCGATGGCACTGACCCGGTTGTCGCCGTGACTATCCGCGGCGTGTACTACGTCAACTCGGATCTGTGGAACGCTTTTTAATCAGTTTGCTGCGGCTAGGATACGCGATCCGAACGTCGGCCCCTTACCGACTGCCGCAGCTCCTCATAAGGGAATCTCAATGAAGGATTGGGCATGAAAATCGACGAAAACCGGAATCTCGTTATTCCGGTCGCGACTGAGCGTGTCACCACGAAAGTCGACGGCAAGGATGTCTCAGAAGATGTGGTGCGCATGTATGCGTTTCACACTACCATTTCCAGGGCGGTCTTTGACGCGAACTACCGCGTCCTTGCGGCAACGAAGTCGGCAATGGCGGCGAAGGGGAAGCATTATCTGATGTCGGCCGGCCCGCGTATTGCGGCGCTGACGATGCGCGACGAGGGCTTGCGTGATGCAGAAAGCCGGGGAGATTTCGATGACAACGGTCAACCAAAGGACGACGCAACACGGGCATTCTTCGCTGAAATCAAGCGACTGACAACCATTCTGTGCCCAGGCCCCAACGGATGGGAATACCTGCCGGTGGATTCTGCAATCAACAGCGGCAAGATTGATCTGGAAGACTGGCAGGAGGTGGAAGCGTCCATCGTTTTTTTCTCCTGCCATGTTGCAATGGCGCGGAAGGCAGATCGTCAGATAATTTCGCAAGTGACGGCTTCCCTGCTGAACTCGTCGATTACATCCTTAGCGCTTACGGAGTTCGCCGCTTCCTTGCCGAACTCGACGGCAGTCGCCGCTACAACCGTCAAACCATCGTCGATTCCGTCCTGAATTTTGCCAGTGCCGAGGGGTTCGCCGAGTTGGCCGAGCGGCATAACTTCAACTTCGAATCTCCCCGCGAATATCGGGAAAGATACCTGCTAGAGGCGTTGCGAGGACCAGCATGACCGCAAAGAGCGTCATTCAGGTAGACATCGATCCGGAAGGCAATTTCCAGGCCTTCTATGACCTCTACAAACAGTACGAGGCCAAGATTGAGGAAAGCTCCAGTTCGTGGAGCGATACCAATGCAGCCATCGACGATGCTGGCGAAGCAATGGAGAAGTTGCTCGACCTTTCAGATAAAAACGTCGACGCCGCTACCCTCGCTGCGTATCAGGCTAATGTTATTGTCAAGGAAATCCGCGCATCATCAAAAGCAAATGCCGATTTGCTCGCGAACGTAACAAAGGGCACAAAGGCACAAAAGTCATTTGCTGACGAGGCTGACCGGGGCGCCCGGTCCTTCTCGAAAATGGCAAAGGATAGCAAGAAGGTATCAGATTCCGTTTTCGGTATCGGCAAGCATCTACTGAAGTTGGGCGCCCTGGCTGGAGGGATCGCAGGGTTGGGCGGCATACTCGGTGGGTTGGGATTGCGCGAACTCGCTTCGTCGGCAGTCGACACGCAGGGTAATGCGCGGGCGTTGGGTATTAATTCTGGTCAGTACACAGCGTTCAATCAGGACTTTGGGCGCTACATCGACCCTTCTGTATTGGGTTCGGTGGCGAACGCTCAAAACAGTTTCAACGGACGGACCTGGCTTGCTCGAGCGCTTGGTATTTCGCAAGAGCAGACTGGCACGCAAGGACCGGATCAACTCGCCGCGCAACTCGCCCTGAAGGCGCATGACTGGTGGGCGAACACGCCTGATTCGATGCGTACCGCTGAAAATCTGCAAACAACCGGCCTGCCGCAGTCGGGGTTCTCGCTGGACATGGTTCGCCAGCAGGGTAATACGCCTCGCGGCGAGTTGGAGCGGGCGTACGGGCAATATCAGCAGGATCAAAAGCGCTTCAATGTAAGCGACAAGGACACCGACGCGTGGTATGGATTTCTGCGCCAGATCAAGGATGCTGGTAACACCATAGAGACGTCTCTGAAGAACAAGTTGGTCGCACTGGCGCCTGACCTTCAAAAGTTTGTTGATGTCATAGGCAAGGATGCGGAGAGACTAATTACGGAAGTCTTCACGCCGAAGAATCTTCAATCTCTCGCGGATGGAATTGGCACAGTTTCCAACTATCTTGGCTCTGAGAAATTCAGGCAGGACATGAGGGATTTCGCTGGGCTGATCGGGCTGGTAGCCGAAAAAATCCGCGCCGCAGCAAAGTTTTTTGGGATTAGTGCGCCCTCCAGCAACACGCCACCAAAAACACCTGATCTAGATCAAGCATGGGGCAAGGTTGAGCCCGATGCCGTCGACAAACTGGGGGGATGGGTACAGTCGAAGAGCAACGTAATTCCGTCCTATTTCTCCGACATCGAAAAGCAGAACAAACTGGCCCCCGGCTTGCTTGGAATGGTCGGAAATGTCGAAAGCACCGGAAAAGTCGGTGGCGGATTGAATCCTCTCGCCGTCAATCAACGGACCGGCGCCAAGGGGGCATTCCAGTTTATGGGGCCGACTGCCGATCAATACGGCGTGAAAGACCCATTCGATATGCGCCAGGCTGCTACAGGCGCAGGCAAATATCTCGGCGATCTAAGTCGGAAATATGGCGGCGACGTAAGCAAGGCCCTCGCGGCGTACAACTGGGGGCCGGGCAATCTCGATCGCGATATTGCTAAAAACGGCTCCAACTGGCAGGAAGGCTTGCCTCGCGAAACCAAGGACTACCTGAACAAGATAGTCGGCGCTCTCGCACGTCAACAGCCGGCCAAAGTGCAAGTCTCAGTTACTAACAACACTGCCGCCCGCGTGGCGGTACAAGCTAACGCCGCCGCAGCCCAATGAGCCTTTCGACAACCGTTTCTTCTGGCGTGAGAAGTATTTACGACCTCTCATTTCAGGTGAGTCCCATCATCCTGAATGGGGGCATCGTCGCAAACACGCTTGGCGGAATGATGCCGATCATCGGACTGACCGGCCAGTTGGCGGCGCTGGCCGGAGGCGTGATTTCCGGCGCAATCAATGGTCAGTCTCCAGGGCTCGACGATTTTTACGCGAGGTTTGTGCCCGTGCCCGGCGCCACCGTAATTTCAAACGCGGTGGCCACATTTCCGTTCGCAAACCAGTCTGTGGCAGCCAACGCGATCATCGAGCAACCACTTGCTGTTTCGCTGCTAATGATTGCGCCCGTCAAAGACGCCGGAGGATATTTGTCGAAGTTGGCAATTTTCACCTCTCTGCGCACGTCACTTAGGGCTCACAACGCTGCAGGCGGCACTTACCACATTGCCACGCCGTCTTTCATCTACACCAACTGCATCATGACCGGCATGCAGGATGTGACGAGTGGCGAAGGCGGCCGTCAGCAGCAAATTATGTGGCAAATGGACTTCATCAAACCGCTCGTCACTGAAAATGATGCGCTGTCCGCACAGAACTCTCTGATTAGCAAGGTGACCGGAGGGCAGCAGATCATTCCATCGGGAGCCGCGGGAACGTCGATCTGGTCAAGCGCCGCTACTGCAGTCGGCTCTGCTGCGCAAGGTGCGGTCCAGGGGGTGAACAATATAGCAGGTGCGGTCAACAACTTTCTGACGCAATGACATGGCCACGTTGATACCGTTTAACCTGAACAGAACGATCTCGCCACCCTTCTCCGCCATCTTCACGCTTGATGGCGTTGCGTATAGTGGCGCCGTGTTGTGGAGTCTCGTTGCTCAACGCTATTACTTTCAACTCACTGATCAGGCTGGGGATGTCATCTGGTACGGGGCATTGGTTGGCTCTCCGCTTAACGCGGACATCCCGCTTGCCCCGGGCATATTCAGCACCTCTGTCATTCTTTATCGTGAAGACACTGGCAACTTCGAAGTAACGCCGTGACCAGATATTACGACATTACATTGACGCCGCCAGGGGCATCAAAGCCCGCTCGCCAGTGGACATCGCATCCCGGAGGGGCCTTTAACCCCGCAGCGCAGGACATTGAGTTCGATTTTCAGATCGCTGATTACGCAGCGCTCACGAATATTTACGTGCTCACGGTACACGGCGTTCCATTGGCGGATCTCGCACAAGCGAATCAGTTCGCCGGCATGCAGATTTCCATTAAGGGTGGAATGCAAACCGGTCTGCCGCTGGCTAACCCAAAGCAGGCTGGCACGCTGGCCGTCGCAAGCGTATTCCAGGCGTACGGCAATTGGGAGGGGATAGACCAGCGGCTCGACCTTGTGATTGCGCCGTCTCCATACACAATTAACGCACCAGGAAATATCGTTCTCAACTGGAAGGCTGGGCAACCCCTCTCTCAGGCGCTGCAGAATACCCTGTCGGTCGCTTATCCGAACGTACCGCTTTCAGTCAGCATCAGCGATAAAATCGTGCAAAGCCACGACGAACCTCACATGAGTTCGACGCTCGAGGATCTGGCCCAGTTGGTAATGGGAATAACGAAGGGTCAATTTCTCGGCTCTGACTACAGTGGCGTGCGTATCACGATCCAGAATGGTCGTATTCTGGTCTGGGACGACACCTACTCGCCTCCGGTGGTGCAAGTGTCCTTCAACGACTTTATCGGGCAACCCACGTGGATAGCCGATAACGTGATGATCTGCAAGTTCGTCATGCGTGGCGATCTTCAGGTGGGGTCGGTCATCAATATGCCGCAGGGTCTTCAGAATCTTCCGGGCATAGTCGGCACAACCCAACAGGCAAATCCTAGCAGTCACAAATATCAGACGTCCTTTCAAGGCGGCTTCCAGATCAGCGAAATTCGACACATTGGCTCGTACCGGGCTCCTGAGGGCGGAAGCTGGTGTACCGTTGTCAAATGCCTGCCGCTTAAACCATCATGAGCGACGATTTTTCCAAACTCTGGTTACAGCAGAACCTAAACAAGACTGCTGTTACCAAAGCCCAGCAGGCGATCGGCACGCTGGGCCGCGCGCTGCCCTGTCGGGTGACGGCAGTGAATGGATCGATAGTTACCGTCGAATTTCAACTGACGAGCGCGCCATGGACGCTGCCGCCTATCACGATCCCAAAGGCCGAAAGCGAATGGATGCGTATGCCAACGCAAGTTGGAGACACTGGCGTGACCATGCCCGCTGACGCGTATCTCGGAGGAGTATCGGGAATCGGCGGCGGCACGGCTGATTTACGCCGCCGCGGCAATCTGTCGGCTTTGGTGTTTGTGCCGGTTAGCAATGCCAACTCCGGGCCGATCGATCAAAACGCAGCACAAGTGCAAGGTCCGAACGGGGCAATCATTCGCACGACCCAAGGGCCCACTTCATCAATCGTGACTGACCAGAGCGGCACAACGATCACGGCCGGCACAACAACACTCGTCGTCAATGAATCGGGCATTACGCTGACTGTGGGCGGTCAGACATTCACGTGGGGCGGTTCTCAAGCTGTATCGACGCTTCCGATTCAAGCTCCTGACGTCATCCTGCCGAATGGGGCGGTGAACGGGCACAACCATGCCAATGTACAGAATGGCGGTGGCGTAACAGACCCGATGCAAAATTAGCCGTGATTCCACCATGCGCCAACGCGCGCCAATGTCGTTACGGCAATGCCAATCATCAGCGCCGCCGCTGACAGCGCTCCATGGTGCGAGAAAAGCAGGACTGGTGAACTGAGGATGGCAAGCCATCCGATCAGCCTCATAGCCTTATATTCCTTGCCGGTCTTTTCGATCTTTTGGGTAATTTTCGGTCTCTTCGTTTAATGGCAGTTACCCCGAACTCGTCAGGATCGAATCGCGGACAAACGTCGCACATTTTGTCGACGCCTTCCGCCTGAATCTGATCCGGAATTGATGCCGGATGGTCTTTCTGCGCTCTAAACCACTGCAGCATGTGTCTGCACGGAAAGACGTACGTCCCATCTTCAGCCTTTGCCTCGAAGTGCCTGAAGTATGGGCCGACGTGGTCAAACGTTCGATAGGGTGCCAAGGGATCAAACGGGCTATCTATCAGTCTGAAGCAGTGGGCGCGATAGTCTCGGGCAGCGCACGAATCAGCAAAGCATTTCAGCACGGATTCGAGGTGAAACGCCTGCTGCATTTCTCCGATGACCATCCGGCCTTGAGCATAGAAGTGAGTCCCCTTCCAGCCCCGCACGTAATGAATCAGGTCCATCGCCTGAACAGCGCCCTCAAAGGTTGAGGCGAAGCCCGCTACATAGATTTCCATCGTCTCCAGATCACGTTCGGCAAACAGACTTGCCTTGCTGGCGACGTCAAACGCCCACCGGAATGCATCCGATCGGCTCTTCAGGAATAGCACGATCACCAGATATTCGCGCGATAACTGCGCGAGGCTTTGGTGCGTGAAAAAGCTCGATGGTCTCGGGTCGGGCATGGCTAAAAGTTAAAGGTCACGTAAATGCGAGTTTGGGGCCGAATTACCAACGAAGACGGCTCGAAGACATGGGTCGCTGTTACCACGGACAGCAATGGCTATTCGGATAGCTGCTATCTGACTGCACTGTGCCAGGCGCTGAAACTTAATCTTAACGAGTCACCGTTTTACGCAAACACAGGAATCCCACAGCAGCAAACGATAATGACGCAGGTGTTTCCGGACTATTACGTTCAAAACATACAGCAGCAGTACGCACAGTACTTCGCGTCTCTGACGATCGTTCGCGTCGCCGGCTCATTCCCTCCGCAATACAACGTCTCTGTCGTCTGCCACAGCGGCGCCATACTTTCCACAACAGTCGCCACATGAGCACGATTCCACTCGTAATGGGGCCTGCTGGTCCGATGCCGACCGCCCCGGATACGCTGCGCGAGGCGCTGATTAACGGCGTCGCGGCACTCGTTCCAGATTACACGGCAAATCTACCCGGTCTGCTCATCGAAGACGTGTCGTCCACTGACGTCGGCGCAATGATCACGATGGATCAGGCCCGTGTGGACGCAGTGAATAGTGTTACCCCATATGGAGCGAACGCTTTCATCCTTGCGCAGCAAGGAATCATGCTGGGGATTGCGCAAGGAACGCCCAATAATACCAATGTTCTGGTCGTCTTCACGGACGTTAGCGCCGAGGGCTATGTTATTCCGGCAGGTTTCGTCGTGGGCGATGGCACAAACCAGTATGTCGTGCAAGATGGCGGCGTGATCGGCACCGGGGGTTCCACAAATCCCCTACTCGCCGTGGCGACGCAGGGCGGAACATTTTCCGTTCCTCAAAACACCGTCACACAGATTGTAACTTCGCTGCCTAGTCCATATAGCGCGACTATGACAGTGACTAACCCGCAAGCGGGGACGCCAGCGACATCCGCGGAGAGCGTGCAAAGCTACCGTTCGCGGATCATTCAGGGCAATCAGGTCGCCGGCCAAGGCACGCCAGCATACATTCAGTCGCTATTGACGGATGTTCCGGGAGTAACTCCCAGGCTGGTATCGATCCTGCAATCCACGTTTGGCTGGGAAGTTCTCTGCGGCGGAGGTGATCCGTATCAGGTGGCAAGAGCAATCTATGCGGGCACTCTCGATCTTTCCACTATCGTCGGGTCGAACACGACGGATCGGAACGTTACGGTCACGATTACGGATTCGCCGAATCAGTACAACATTACATACGTCAATCCGCCCCAACAAGTCGTGACCGTCGCAACGATCTGGAACACCAACCTGCCGAACTTCACGGCAGGAGAGCAGGTTAACCAGTTGGGCGCCCCCGCCATCCAGAGTTATATCAACAGCATTGTCGTCGGCCAACCGATCAATCTGCTTGAGATGCAGAACGCGTTTCAGAGTGCTGTTGCGAGCGCATTGGCTACCCATAACCTCACTACATTGACGTTCACGGTGACGATTAATGGCATTGTCGTAACGCCGGAGGCTGGGACGAGCATCATCCTGAGCGATCCTGAGAGCTACATGCTCGCGTCGGCCAGCGGTGTCACCGTTACGCAGGGGTAGGCGATGCAAATTGAATCATTTGCTACGCAGCCTTTACAGAATTCCATACCGAGCTACCTTTACAACGAGTATAGCGACGACGAAAGCCTTCAGGCCTTCGTGGCTTCCTTCAACTCGCTGTCGCAGGGTTATCTGAATTGGTTTCTGGAAACGCCGCTAAGCGTCTATACATCGCCCAATATCGCTGGCCCACTCCTGGACTGGATCGGCCTGGGGATTTATGGAATTCCGCGGCCTGTCATTTCAACGCTCACGACGCGAAGCTACGGTTCATACAACACTGTCCCGTATAACACCCTCGCGTACAACGTTGGGAAACGCGTTCATTCTGGGACCACAGAGGTTGCCAGCGACGATATTTACAAGCGTGTTCTAACCTGGCATCTATATCTGGGCGATGGTCGGCAGATGTCGATCCAATGGTTGCGTCGGAGGGTGGCGCGATTTCTCTTTGGGGCGAATGGCACGGATATTCCGGCTGACTACTTTCAAAAGGTCAGCATTAGCCGGAATTCATCTGGCTTCTCCGGTCCGTTCGGGTCGTCCGCATACAACACGTTGCCCTACAACACAAGGCAGTCCCGAAAGACTTTGGCTGCCCGTTCCTTGACTATCGGCGTGCCGGCGAGTCCTATCGCTCAGACTTTTCAGGCGCTTCTAGACGAAGGCTATCTGGCATTGCCATTTCAGGTCAAATTCAACGTCGTTTTTATCATTCCGCCGTACCGCCTCGATTCCACCTTCATTCTGGATGAATCGCTCCTCTCGTAAAGGTACATCGGCACTTTGGCGCCCATGGTTTGTTCTGTGCGGGCTCTTTGAGTTGCCCAAAAAAACCAAGTCTTTACGTCATCCCTCCGGGTTGAGCGCTAACAGCACCTCCGGTTACGTCTGCCGCTGCTCTGCGAGGGATTCCGGCGGCATCTGGCTTACGACCATCAATTGACAAGCCGCCTGCGGGCGGTTTTTGCGTTTCAGGAAAAAAAATGACTGTCGAGTCTAATTTCGTGTCCGGTCAGGTGTTGACCGCGGCCCAACTGAACGCGCAATTCGCAAGTGCAGCGTCGCAATCCGACGTGGTGCAAATTCTGGATGGAACCGCGACCGATGCTGGCACTCTGACTGGCGCGGAGACGGCGCCCATAAGTCGCGGTGCTGGGCTGTTGCAGACTACGCTGACGAAGATCGCGCAGTGGACAGTCCAGATCTTTAATGGATTTACCTCGTCGGCATCAGGCGCCGGATCGCTGCCAGTATCTTCGACGCTAAACCTTATTCCGATTTATCCGGAGTTTTTCGGCGCGAAGGGCGATGGTACGACCAACGATACGATAGCATTGCAGTCGTGGCTTAATGCGCTCGGTGCCGGCGCAGTCGGGATGCTGTCTCCCGCTAAAGTGTACGGGTTCACCAATCTGACGCTGCCCAGCCCTTCACCGTATGCCGGTACTGGATCTGATCCTTCGCGGACCTATGCCATTGTCCTTGACGGGCAAAATGGGGTACTGAAAAAAATTGCAGCTGGTACGGACGCGGCTTATGGCATTGCGTCAGTCCAGTGGCTGAACAACGTCAACGGTGTGAATTCGCCTATTCATATTCACGATCTCAATATCGATCTGAATGGATTCGCGACGACCGCTGGCCTCATTACGCAACACTGGAATTCGCTGTTTGAGCGAATGAATGTGTTTAATGCTGCGGGGCACGGGCATATGCAGGCCGGCGCAGTGCGGAATGGCACTAACGTCACCTCTTCCCTCAATAACAACAATTGGGTCGGATGCGACTTCTATGCCAATGGCGGTCACGGTCTCTATGTGAATTCCCCGGGCCTGAACAATAACGCAGATGGTATCCTGGAGCGCTGCCGGGCGTTTGACAACGCGAAGGCCAACGTCAATATCGAAATCTGTTCGGGTTGGGATTTTGTAGACCTTCATTGTTGGAATTTCGTCGTCACGCAGACCGATCTCGGGGTCACGCGATTCGGCGCCACCAACGCGACGCGGTGGCGCGGTTGCGAATTTGATCTCGACGGCAATAACCTTGCTACGCCATCATGTTATGTGTCGGGAGGAACGACATCATTGGCGGGGGTATTTATTGGGTGTTACTTTTACTCACCGTGCGTTCTGAACAATAGTCAAAGCTTTCGCGTTGAGTACTCACTAACTGGATGCCAGTTCAAAAGCGCATACCTTCTTCTCAACACCACGTTTATATCCGTGGTGAGTTGTGGGACTCTCTGGTTTCATGCTACCCCAGTACTTTCCAATGTTACAACGACGAGTCCGAATGCCAGTTCAGTAATATCCGCTGCCGACTTCTGGGTGACAAATAAAGTCACGCTGAACGGCCAGCATCTACTGACGAAGGGTGCGGTGGCGCCGTATAGCGGCGGTTATAGTTATGTGCCAATCCTGAGCCACAAGTATTCCACTGTCGCGAGCGGGGCAAGTTATGCAATGGGGTATGCCGATCCCCTGTTGACTATTTTTTCGACGCCTCTAACTGCCAATATAACTTATCAACTTCCGCTCAAGGCAAATATCTCGGACTTTCAGGCACCGTTTGTATTCCAGCGGCAAGCGTCTGCAACGGGCGCATTCAATGTAGTAATTCAGGATGTGGATACAAGTGCCACGATCGCGCAATTGACCACAGCCGGTACCGTTCAGAACATCTTCTTTGATGGGACTGCTTGGAAGATTGGCGGATCTGGACCGCTGTAGCAAAAAAATCCTTTACCGCCCCTGAGCGGACTCTTCGTTTCTACGGCCCGCCGCGCGCGGGCTTTTTCTATTGGGCCCACCAAATGACGCAATACGTCATCGCCAATAACGTCAATACCCAGCTTGCCGCGGCGTTGCCGTCGTCTGGCTCGGGGTCGACCACAGTGACGCTTGCCAGTAGCGCCAATCTACCGACGCTGACGGCCGGGCAGATCATGCCGCTGACGCTCAATGACGCCGCCACTGGGCAGAGTTACGAGATTGTCTATGTTACGGCGATCTCAGGCGTCTCCTTAACGGTTACCCGTGCCCAGGAAGGCACAGGCGCGCTCAACTGGAACGTCGGGGACTATACGTTCTGTGCGCCGACCGCTGGAACGGTTGCGACTGCGCTGGGCAATCCGAACGACCCGTTTGCGGTTGCTCCTGCGACATCGGCAAATCAGGCGCCGCAGTTTCAACAGGTCAATCCTGGTCGCCTCCTAAACATTCGCACCTTTACGGCTAGTGGCACATACAGTATTTCCTCATCGTCGGTCGCAACGATCATCGTGTGTGTTCAAGCGGCTGGCGCTGGCGGCAACGGCGCTCCGGCCACCGGGGCCGCGCAGTCGTCGATGGGGCTTGGCGGATCGGGCGGCAGCTATTATTCCGCATCGATGCTCACGCAAGGGCTTCCCGCCAGCATTCCGGTAACTATTGGGGCTGCCGGATCCGCTGGGGCCGTTGGTGGCGCTGGCGGGGCGGGTGGAGCAACTTCGTTCGGCTCGATAATTTCCTGCCCGGGGGGATTAGCTGGTGGCGTCGTTGCGGCACAGGGATCGCTTACCCCGTTCAACGGTGCGCTCGGTCCAGCAGCCGCAACCGTTTCGCTACCGGCTGGTTCGGTGACGCTCGAAAACATTCCGGGTCAGGGCGCGAACTTCTCCATTTTAGGTGGCGGCGCTCTGGCGGCCGGTAGTGGTGGCGGCAGTTCGCGCATGGGGACGGGAGGAAATAATACCCAGGGCGTCTCGGCTGGTCAGTCAGCAAAGGGGTTCGGTGGAGGTGGCGGCGGTGCGAGCGTGAACACTGCCAGCACTGCCGGCCAGCCAGGCGGCGCAGGTGCGCCCGGCATTATTGTGATCTACGAGTACTCTTAACATGAATGAAATCAAATCCTATGCTGTAGTAGACGCATCCGGCGCGATTATCAACAGCGTACTCTGGGATGGGTCATCCGATTGGATGCCACCAAAAGGATGTACAGCAATCCAATCTGACACGATGCAGATTGGCGGCACATATATCGACGGGGTTTATACGGCTCCTGAGGTTCAGGAGTTGTAGCTGTCGGGCGCCGTGTCATTGGAATTTCATGGACGGCATGCCGGGGGTTTGCTATCTTCCCGGCCATGAACACCATCAGCCCCCGCGCTCGAGCTGCGCTTGTCTTTTTTCTCGCCATAATTATTATCTGGTTCCGGGCTCCCGATCGACTCGCCCATGGTTTTCTGTGGGCGGAAGACGCGAGCGTATTCATCGCCCAAGCGCATCAACTAGGCGCGCACTCCATCCTGTTTGACTACGCCGGCTATCTGCATCTGTTGCCGCGGCTGATCGCATATGCGCAGTTGATGTTGTCGCCGATCAGTGCTGCTCCTTACGTGTTTGTGGCAGCAAGCCTGATATTGACGGCGGCGTCTTGCGCCTATATCGCTTACGTCATTCCAATCCCTGTTATAGCGATCCCGATTGGATTGGCATCAGTCCTCTCTCCGCAACAGGGTGAGGTTCTTCTGTCGATCACTAACCTGCAATGGATGATGTTCCCGGCGCTCATAATATTGCTTTGGGAATGTCTTTTTGATGCCTCAACACGATGGATCGCACCACGTGCCGCAGCTACTGCTGCACTGGCCTTGACTGGGCCGTTTGGTGTGTTGGTCGCACCTGCTGCGGGGCTCGTAGCCATCTGGAAACGGAAAGCCTTGACGCCAAAACATATCGTGTGGCTGTCACTCTACTTCGCCGCAGTAGCCGGGCAAGCCTGGGTCATGCTCACGCATCCCGCGGCAACGCCGCCTGCGGGCCATGTCGACTGGTTGCACCGAGTGCCGCGAGAGTTATTCGCAGATCTGCTTCCAGGTCACGCTCCGCTTTGGCTTGGCTGGATGATGGCCGCCTGGCTGATGATTATCATCGCCGGTAGTGATTCGGCCATGGCTGGCGGCTTCATCTGCGCGGTCGGCATTTCTATATGGGCACTTGGAGCGCACCGGGTCAATGGATACGCCACGGAGTTCGTATGGTACGGCGCAGGAAGCCGCTACCTATATATTCCAATTCTGATGTTCGGATGGGCGGCGATCCTGTCAGCCGCGACCGCGCGCAGCAGAACCATTGCTAGAGCCGCAGCACTGTTTGCAGGAACGATCCTGCTTGCTAGTGCAACGCACTTTCAGGCGGGCGTTTGGAAGACATGGTCGATCACTGAGGCGCAAGGTTCTTACGAACTTACGGTTCCCCCTGATTGGTCCGTGTCCATCCCACGCTGACTACAGCGAAAAAGAGCCAGAGTTAGCGATAAAGAGAATGGCTATTACGCATATGAGCACTAGAAATGCCTTTATCCATCTTTCTTTATTTTTCACTGTAGCCTCTAGGTGTACAGGACGAAAGTCAGCACCATCAGTGCGATAACGAGAACGGCGATCGCATACTGAGCCCGCGTGGGTTTTTCTGGTACTGCCGTATTTTTGGTGTTCAATCGTTTAGCTTGGTTCATTTTCGTCCAGTTTATAAGATGTGCGCGGGCGCGATTCGGGCCGATCAAACGATGGATATTACCGAAACTTGCTAGACATCGGGCGAAAATTACTACTCACCACGCATAGCTAAGCGAGAGCATAAACTCGCCCTTGATCCCGGCCGGCACATCGGAGCTGTCAGCTTTGTAGGCTACGGGCGCATAGAGATAGTTGGCGCGGAGTGACAATGGGCCGCGCGAGAGGCTGACGCCGGCGAGCGCGCCGAGTTGCACCCGCGGCTGATGCGACAAGGTTTCCTGTGTTCCAGCTGGCCCGAATCGTCCATCTGACATCGCCGTTGCGACAGACGTCCATGTTGCGCGATACAGAGCGGGACCGGCTTCGACGCCGAGTTGCCAGGCGCCTCCTATGTTCCAGAACGGTTCAACCGTGATAGCTATTGCCTGAATTCCGCCAGTGCTATCAAACTTGCGGAACACACCGCAATTGTCGTCGACACACGATCCGGTCTTGACGTTGTAGCCGCCCTGCTGCCCGATGCTGGAGAAGTCGGCGCTGTCCTGCGGATTCATGCTGGACCATTTGACCTTGCCGAAGTTGTAGTAGTCGGCATGTACACGAAGGCCGGGGATGATGGAGCGGACTGGCGCGTCAACGAGATTCAGGACGATACCGGCGCGACCGCCCCAAGATCCGTTCGGCGTTGAATGGCTGAAGCCCTTGGAATAGAAAATTCCATCTCCGACCTTCTGCGCTGAGGTCACGCCAAGGCCCGCTTCGATCTGGAAAAACGACTCAGCCCGCGCACTCACAGCAGCGCAGCCGAGCGTCATTGCTATGGCTGCGGCTCTCCATCCTGCTCCGGGGCAGGATCGGCGTTGGGGTCGAGCACCGCTCCGGCCTCTCGCATCGCGTCGTACACGGTCTCGATGTCTTTCTGCTTGAGAACGCGATGCGCCATAGCCCAGAACAGCATGTGCATGCTCACCACGCGCGGCTTCTTCCCGCCCGTGTATTTCCGGTACTGTTTGTCGCTTGATACGCCGAGCAACTTGGCCATCTGGGCACCGGTAAAGCCCAACCCCTTCTGAAGGCGTGCCAAGTCGTCGGTCGTGAGGGCCTTGTAGAGCATGAAGGGTTCGTCCAATTGTGCGCGCGGCGGCACGAAAAGAGTATTTCACGATTCTTCCTTTCGGAGATGGCGGGTTGCCGGAAAGGCCGCCCTGTGCTGAAAATATTAGCCCCATTGGGGTCATTCGTCAAGCGATAAATCACAACAAAAAAGCCGCCGAGCTTTCGCTGGGCGGCTTGGTGTTGGGCGCGGCTGTGTCAGGCGACAGAAATTTCCAGCCGTTTGCCCAAGGACTCGAACGCGGACTCGATTGCATCGATCTTGGACGAATGGCGGGTATCCAGGAGTCGATCGACTTGGGGGCCGTGGACGTTCAGCCGCCTGGCAAGGTCAGCCTTGCGCACGCCTTGTCGAACCATCTCATTGGCAAGAAGAACCTTGGCCGTTACCAAAGCAGAGAGCTGAACAGTCATCTGTCCGCGCTTTGGCTTGGATGGCTCAGGGATTTCCCGTCGCTCGTCAAAGTAGATCTCGAACGCGCTCTCAAGCGCTTCCGTTCCGAATCGGACAACATCACCAGCAGTGGCCGAGGTCGTGATTGCTTCCGGTATATCCGGGAAGGTAACCAGCAACTCCCCGTTGCTGTCCAGCTTGGTTTTTACAGGATACGCGTACATATGGACTCCATTCCGTGTACTGAGGTGCATGAGAGCGAGTTGGAGAAGCAGCCCTTTCGGGCCACCTCCCTCATTTCAATCCGAGTTGTTTCTTAATCGTCTCGACCAGCCCCGTACCGATTTCCTTTGATCCGTGATCCGGGAAGATAGTCGTTTTGCCATTAAGAGTTACCCGGAAGTGGCTACCTTTGGCTGGCGTGAACGTCGCGCCCTGCTTTTTGAGCCACTTCTTAAACTCGCTGTATTTCATACCCCTCCGTTGTTTGTGTCAGTGAAGTCAGTATAAACACAACACGAATGTTGTGCAACATATTTGTTGTGTTTCGACAAAATATTCAGACCACCAAGCCGCCCACCGAGGCGGTTTTTTCATTTTCGGGATTCGAATGGATTTCACCGCCGTTGTTGAGGTTGGTTGCGCGGGTTTTGCCGCGGTGAGCGGTGTATTTGCGTGGCTGTGGCAGCGCTCAGAAGCGGCGCGCGACAAAGTCATCCAGGAACACGGAGAGGCGATCAAGGAGGTTTCCAAATCCCTTGAGGGGCACCGACTTTATGTGGCGGAGCACTACGTGACGCAAACCGAACTGACAAAGGCGGTAGGCAGTCTCGAGCGTTCAATTGAGCGCCTCATCGAAGCTGTCAACCAAAACTCGAAAGAGACCCGGGACGGCTTCGCTGAGATGCACAAGAAAATTGATACGAAGGCCGACAAATGACTCCCGACGACTTCATCAAGGCAGTTTCCCCTGCTGCCAAAGCGTCCGCCAAGACGACAAAAATCCCGGCCAGCTTCACTGTCGCTCAAGGTGCTCTGGAGTCTGCGTGGGGCGCTCACGCTCCGGGCATGAACCTGTTCGGCATCAAGGCCGATCCTTCGTGGAAAGGCCCAGTCACGACGCAGATCACGCACGAGGTGGTCAACGGCAAAACGGTGATGATTACGGCCAAGTTTCGCGCGTATTCCGACTGGCTGGGCTCGATCACAGACCATGCGCAGTTCCTGTTGACGAACAAGCGGTATCAGCCTGCATTCGCCTACACGACTGGTGCTCTATTCGCTCAGGCCGTCGCCGCAGCAGGTTACGCCACCGACCCGCTCTATGCGCAGAAGATCGTTTCGATCATCAAGGCTCACGGACTCAGTTCGCTCGACCTCTCCTGATATCTGTCTCGCGCATATTTGCCAAATATTCGTATCACGCATAAGCCGCCCAGCGGCCTTTTTTACGTCCAGAGGAAATGAATGGCCTCAAATCTGAAGTACAGCGCGGCACTCCGTACATCGCAACAAACGGCAATCAGCACCGCTGCCGGCGCTTCTGCCGTCCTCACGCTCTATAGCGGCACGCAGCCCGCATCACCCGACACGGCGGTTACGTCCCAAGTGGCGCTTTCGACCCATACGTGTGCGGCGACCTTCGGTACTGCATCGGCCGGCGTCCTCACGGTCGGCGCGATTGGCAATGGCACCGGTACTGCGGGTGCTGGTGCTGGCACGGCGGCCACCTGGTATCGCCTCACCACATCGGGCGGCACTGCGCTGATCGACGGGAGCGTCGGCACGTCTGGAGCCGATCTGAACCTGACCGGCACAACCAGCATCGCAACGGGACAGACAGTATCCGTGACCTCATGGACGTTGACCAACGGCCAATAAGCAATCCCGCCAACTGAGGCGTTCATATGGCGCAGACAGTTGTCACTCTCACATCGGGAACGAGTTTCGCCCAGCCGGCGGGATTCGTCAGTCTCGACAAGGTTGAGTGCTTTGGCGATTCTGGCGGCTCTGGCAACAACCCGCCCGCATCTGGTGGCGGGTCCGGTGGCGGCGGCTATTCAAGCGTCTCGAATGTCACAGGCCTGACGTGGCCTATCCCCTACGCCATCGGCACTGGCGGCGACAACGTCAACGGCACGAATGGAACTGGCGTTCGATTCGGCGGCACGACGCTCGCAAATGCGATCTGTTCAGCTAACGGTGGTGGCGGCACAAACACCGCGGCTGGCGGCATAGGTGCAACGACAACCGGCGTAGTCGGCACGGTGAAGTTTCCGGGCGGCAACGGAGGCGCCGGCACCAATACGAGCGGCATGGGTGGCGGCGGTGGTGGTGGTTGTGCCGGCCCCGATGGTGCAGGGGTTGCTGGTGCGGCATTCAGCACCACAAACGGCGGAGCCGGGGGCGCTGGCGATAACGGCATAGCCGGCGGCGCAGGCGGTACGGCTGGGACAAGCGCTGGCAGCGGCGGCGTTGGGGCAGACAACGCTAATGGAGGCGGGGGCGGAGGCGGCGCAGCAGGCAATGGTGGTGGCACGGTCGGTGGCGATGGCGGTTTGCCTGGCGGCGGTGCGGGAGGCGGTGGGTGGGGTTCGAATAGCGGCGGGTCAGGAAAGCGCGGTCAAATCCGGCTAACCATGACCATCAGCACTGGCGTAACCGGCGCTGCCGCATCAACGCAGGCGGCCAACGTTTCGACGGCCGCGGGCTCGATCGCTGTTTCAGGTTCGTCCGCCAGCGCGCAAGCAAAGAACGCCTCATCTGCAAGCGGTTCTGTTGCTATCCGTGGTTCCGCAGCAAGTAGTCAGTCCGTCAATGTTTCATCGGCATCCGGTGCGGCGCGCGTTTCTGGCGTCGCGGCATCGACTCAAGCATCGAATATCAGTGTTGTCGTCGGGTCCGTTGTTGTCGGCGGTGCCGCGGCGTCCAATCAGACTCCCAACACCGACAGTGCGGCTGGCTCAGTTCGTGTATCTGGTGCAAGCGCATCTCTGCAAGCATCGAATATCTCGGCAGCATTTGGCGCAGTCGCAATCGCTGGCGCAGCATCCAGCACCCAGGCGCCGAATGTCTCGAGCGCATCTGGTGCCATCGGCAACATCGTTCAAGGCAGTGCGGCGAGTACTCAAGCGCCTAACGTCTCCGCATCAACCGGAAGTGTTGCCGTCTCCGGAGTCAGCGCATCGACGCAGGGTAAAAACGTCTCGCTGGCGGTCGGCAGTATCGCCATTCGTGGATCGTCGGCATCTCTTCAGGCCGTCAACGTCACTGCTGCAACGGGCTTGATCGGGTGGCCGCCACTTGCTGGCACCGCAGCCTCCACGCAGGCCGGCAACATCTCACTCGCCATTGGCATGGTGAGCGTCACCGGTGCCGCCAACGATGCGCAGCAGCCTAACGTTTCTAGTGCAATCGGTCGCGTTACAAGCGCAGTCGTAGGAAGCGCCGCTAGCACCCAACAGTCGAACAGTAGCGCCGCGTCGGGTGTCATCACATCGCCCGATGTCAATCCCGCGGTCTTCCACGTCTACACAGAGAACCGTCTCTTCACGGTCGCTGGCGAGACGCGGACATACGTTGTACCACCCGAAACGCGCGTGTTCAAAGTCGGATAACAGGCCGCACGGCCATTCTGGAACTCACTATGGTTGGCCTTCCAAGCAACAGGATTTCGCCGAAAGATCCGATAGCGACGCTCCCCTATGCATTCGAATGGGCGGCGGAGTTGGCGCCCGGCGCAACGCTGGTATCGGCAACGATCACCGTTCCGACAGGCATCACGCTATCGCAAGCCGGCGTCATCGAAGGAACGCAAGTCGTGTTCTGGCTATCTGGTGGTACGACCGGCGTTGCATACGAGATTGCTTGCGTCATCACCGATAGCACTGGCGCCACGAATCGCAAGTGGTTCCTGCTGCAAGTCACCTGATCTAGTCCCACTCCCTTATGAGGCCCGCGCTTGCGGGCTTTTTTATGCCTGCAATCAAACACGAGCACGAACAGCACGAGTCGATTGAGATCGACCGCTATTACCCGGACCATCCTCCGCGCACTGAGTCTCCTCTATTCCGCAAGACCAAACACCACCTCGTGGCCGTTCTCGATACCCCTTGTTGGGTATGCGGCTCGAAAGAAGGTCGAGAAGTGCATCACTTCCACGCCGAGTGGGCCGATGCAGACGGAATCGACTTCGACAAGATGCGCGTGTTGCATCCGACTTTTGACTGGTCGACCTACAAGGAGCCGTCTGATTTCATCGACTCCGAATACAACATGATGGTCCTGTGTGAGAGGCACCACCGCGCCAAGGACCACGGCATCCACATGCTTCCGTACCCTATCTTTGTAATGCAAAGAAATAAGCGGGCCGACTTCGTCTTCTCGCCCGACGAGATTCCACTTAAGGAGCACACGTGAACTTCAGCAACATCTCTCCCGCAATGCAAAAGTTGGTGGTCGGCGGCGTCCTGTTCGCAGCATGGTCATACCTCGTCTATACCGGCAAAGTGCCCGCGACGGACTATGTCGAGAACATCAAGATTGGTCTCGGCGGCTTGGGCCTATACCACGTCGTGACTAACTCCGGCTCAAAGAAACCCGACGCCACCCCTCCCGCTCAGTAATCCCCTCTCCCGAAGGTTCTCACCATGAAATCCAAACTCATGCTGCTTGCGGCAGGCTTCGCCGCGCTCGTCTTCGCTGGCTGCGCAACGACTGCTATGCAACCGGCTCAAATCGCTTCTGTCCTTTGTGCGCCGATCAAGACGGCAGAGGCAAACATTGCTGCGCTCGCCGCGGTCAATCCTAACGACGCCACCGTCACAAAGGGTGCGGCTGCATTGAAGAAGATCCAGCCGACTATCGATGCGGCTTGTACCGTCGCCTCGACTGTTACGGCAGATAGCGTCGAAAACCTGATTCAAACCGGCCTGCCCGCGCTTGGCACGATTATCGGAACGCTGCCGTTGCCGGCCGCGACGATCACATCGCTTCAGAACGCATTCACGTTGGCGGAAATCACGGTCGGCCTCGTCGATGTGGTCGTTACCAATATTCAGAACGCGCAAAAGGTCGCCGCTGTTATGGCGCCGGCTCCGACGCCGCTGTCTGGAGCCGCGTTGAAATGAGTGCTTTCCTCACCGACTTGCAGGTTAAGCCTGCTACCGGGAAGGATGACGGCCAGTGGGAACTGCTGGCTGATCTCGTCTACCAGTCGGACGTAGCCGCACAGACGTTCACGGTGCCAGCCGGGTTCGTGACAAATTTTGCCTCGGTACCGCGTATTCCCATCGTCTACGAGTTGACTGGTAACACGGCATCAGATGCGGCCACGGTGCACGACTTTCTGTACTCAACGCATCCCGTCTCGCGCGCAATGGCTGACGCCGTTCTGCGCGAAGCATCGGATGTGACTGCGGTTCCTGATTGGCGTCGCCAGTTGATGTGGGCTGGCGTGCGGATGTTCGGCTGGCTCTACTGGGGCACGGCGGCCACGTCAGCCAAGCCGGCCGCAAAGGCTGCCGTCAATCAACCGATCCCGGTGCAACCATGAAGCTCGGAAAACTCTCGCCGAAGGCAGACCCACGCGTTCCGCATCTGTCGCAGCACATGATGGTGCAGAAGGCCGCGCCAGCATGTGACTGGACGAAGCCGATCAAGTCATGGCCGATGCTTGCAAACGATGTCCATGGCTGCTGTACCGCGGCGGCGGTCTATCACATGATCCAGTGCTGGCTTGCCAACAACAGCTTCGATTTCGAGCCGACCGATGTGGAGACGCTGGCGCTCTATGCGGCCACGTCAGGCTATCCGAAGGTCGACGAAGGTGCTGTCGAGATGGACGTGCTCCGGTATTGGAGTCTCGTCGGAGTGCCTACCTCGATTGGTACTGACACGGTTTCCTTCGCCGCGCTCAATCCGCGAGATCTCAACGAACTTCGGCTGTCGGTGCAGTACTTCGGTGGGGTCTATCTCGGCGTAGCTTTGCCGCTCACCGCTCAGACTCAGGATGATGAGTGGGAATTTGTTGGCAATGCACCAGACACCCTAAGCGCGCCTAATAGCTGGGGCGGTCACGCCGTCTGCGCCGTCGCCTATGACGAGCACACGTTCACGGTCGTGACGTGGGGCAAACTCGTCAAGGTGACGAATGCCTTCATGCAGAAGTATTGCGACGAGGCGTATGCGGTCGTGTCTCGAGACTGGCTCGCCAACTCTGGCATTTCACCACCCGGGCTCAATTGGGAAGGCCTGCAACGCGAGTTGGAAGCGATTCAGGTCTGAGTCGTAACTTGGCCTGTAACGTGATAGGTTTTACGCATCAGAAACTGTAAACCCGCTTTATCGGCGATCGCCTGTATGGGATCGCCCACCCCTCCCCTAGCCCAGCTTCGCTGGCGCGTCTTAGCCCGCCTCAAACGGCGGCGCATCCTTAATCCATTCCAGCACTTCCCGGCGCTCGCTGAACTTCGGTTCCGCAGCCCATGCCGAAAACTTGTCTTCGAATTCGGCCCAGTGATAGTCGTCAAGATCGAACTCCTCGTCTATCTCGCCGCCCCGGTCTTCGCTGAGAAACGCATAGACGATCTGTCTGCCGCCCCAGTACGCCACAGCGAAATCGGTAAGATCCGCGGTGGTGCCGATCGGCAGATCGTGCAGCAGCATTGCGACGTGCGATTTAAAGTCTTCGATCTTCATGGCCGTCTCCTAGGTGTTGCAGCGAAACAGCGGGAAGCGGGCCGCGCCCGTCACTGAGGCGAATCCGGTGCCAGCCTTCTGGAATTATCATCGTAACAGCGCATCGCTGCGTCAAGTTCGGTTTCGGCCATCCAGTATTGGTCGTCATCCGACTTGATGCCACCTGCCGTTCGCTTACCGATGCAAGCGATGAATTGCCTGCCAAGCTCTGAGTCCTCGATGTAGGCCGTCACGATGCCAAGCTTCTTCAGGTCGTCCAGGTTCACATTCACCTCCGTTCGTTCTTACGCCATTCCGCCATCCTGCGGTGGTGCTCGTCGATGCGCTTCTGCTGTCGCGGCGTCGGCAAGTCCCTTAGACACGGTTCGGCATCCAGTTCGCGCTCAAAACAATCCCACACCACCTGAGCAACCGGTGCGCGCCCACACATCTTCCTAATCTGATCCGCTCGCCGAACGATCTCATGCAGCCGGCGAATCTCGCGCAGCAACTGCAGGACAGCAGGCGTCGGATTCCGGTCGTAGATTTCGGCCAGTTGAGCAGCGGTTAGTGGTCGGCGGTCTGGCATGGCTAGTACTGTACAAAAACACAGTATAGCCAGGATTCGGCGGAATGCATCTGGCACTATCATGGGACATCCACGGAGGTGTCCATGTGCACAAACTACCGGCCGCTTGAAGCCGACCTATTCGGGGCGTTCACTGAATTCCCTGTGCCACGTTTCGACTACCCGCCAGAGACCTACAAGGACTATGTTGCGCCGATCCTGCGGTTGAACGCGGGTGAGCGCAGCACCGATCCAGCAACGTTCTCCATAGTGCCGCGCAAGCACATACGGCCTGGAATCAAGCCATTCGACACGATGAACGCACGCGTGGAAACGATCGCAGAAAAACCCAACTTCCGTGGCGCATGGAAGAAGCTGCAGTTGTGCCTGATCCCCTGCTCGAGCTTCTACGAGCCGAACTGGGAGACCGGGAAAGCAGTGCGGTGGAAGATCGGAATGCCAGATGCCAGGCCGTTCGCGATCGCGGGCCTATGGCGCTCTTGGGAAGAACCTGAAGGCGTAGCGCTGTCCTTCACGATGCTGACCGTCAACGCCGACGAGCATCCGTTGATGCGCCGGTTTCATCGACCCGATGCCGAGAAGCGGTCAGTCGTCATCCTGCGGCCGGAGGAATATGACGATTGGTTGGGTGCTCGATCGACCGACGAGGCGCGGTCATTTCTGAATCTGTTTCCGGCTGAAGAGATGGCGGCTGAGCCCAAGCCATTGCCGCCTAGAAAGAAGGATTCTCTTCCATCGAATAACCCAAACCTGTTTGAATAACCCAAAATGAAAAGGCCCCCATGCTGGGAGCCTTATGTATCCTGTGGCGGAGAGACGGGGATTCGAACCCCGGATAGGTTATTAACCTATACGTGCATGTCTAGCAACGCCATATCAGACAAGGCGCACCGGCGTTACATGTGTGTTATTTGTTTTGTGTTTGGGTCGACTTAACCCGTTGATTTGCTTGGAACCGCATATCTCGAATAACCCACTTTTGGCCTACCTGAGCGGCTTCACCATTTCCGGTTTCCGGCGATAAACACGATCAGTAATCCGGCTATCGGCGTGGGTCATGAGCGCCTGAGCGTGCGCCAATGTCTCGGCGTCGCTGGCGCACTTTGCGCGCAGATCGTGTTCCGTGAAACGCTCTGTCACCTTGGTTTCTTTCAAGACTCGCTCCATAAAACCGCGCCACAAAGACTCCCACCCTCCTGCCCTACCTGTCGTTTCATCGATGTAGCACTCGCCGGCCCGGTTGCAAAACAGGAACGGCCCGATCATCACCGGGCGAGCGTTCTTCGCCATCGCGACGGCTTCACGCAGTTCGTCGGACCATTCGATGATCACCCGCTTGCCGGTCGACTTCTTCGTCTTGTTCGGCGTCAGGTGGATGCCATCCTCCTGAATATCCGACATGGATAGGCGCAACAGATCACCGCGGCGCATGCCAGTGAGCAACTTCACCCGGATATACGACTGTACGGCCAGCACGCTCCCCTTCTTTCGTTTCGAGTCGATCGACAGGCATTCGACGATTTCCCAATCCTCCACATAGCGCGTGCGTGGTGCGTCCGACTCGATCCGCAGTTGCCACGCGAACGGGTGCTTTTCTATATAGCCCCATTCGACAGCCTTCGTGAGGGCGTGCGACAGAATCTCTATTTCTCGCTTCGCCGACGTCTTCGCGGGGCGCCAGTCCAGATACTGGTAAATGTGAGTTGGCTTGATGCCATCCAAGGGCGCGCTCGCGAATTTTTCGCGGATGTTTTTCAGGCCAGCCAGATTCTGTGTTTGCGTAGACGGGGCCTTCGTCGGGATCACCTCCAGCGCGTACCGATCCAGTAAATCGCCCACAGTACGGACGTTGTCCGTGCGACCGATCCTCTCGGCCCAAACCTTGTACGCCTCCGGGAGGGTCTTCCCCAGCCTGAATTTCCGCTTCCCGTCCCACGCCGATTCCAGCCCCTTCGGCACCTGGTAATAGTAGGCGCCGTGGACATTCGTCCAGCGCTTCGGCAACCCCTCGTTTTCCTTGTTTTTCGGGCGCGGCATGATCAGTTGAACGCAGGTTCCCAAACCTTCATTTTAGACTTCGGCACCCGCTCGCCCAAGGCCCGGTCGGTGACGCTGCGCAGAACGACTAGCGAGCCATCCGGACGCACCTTGTGGTCGATACCAAGGCGATTCAGCACACGGATTTGAGACGGATGCCGGACCTTCCCTGTCAGGGCTGAAATCTCATCCTCGGTCAGAAACATCGATTCTTTCATTTCACACCTCAACCAATGGTTTGGCCATACTGATCCAGGCCAACGTTTCTTCGTCTTCGTAATCACCCCGAGAGCCAGTTGCAGTGTTCAACGGCGGCCTGAACCGACGTATGAGCGCACCCTCGACGCGAGCCAGCATGAAACTTGGCACTGGCAACACAAATACTCGATCAAACAGTTTCCCCATCTTTCTGTGCTGGGAGAGTCGGCCAGAGGGATCTGTTGATTGACCGATGTATTGCAGTTTGCCTTTGAGATAGAGGAAATAAACGGCGCCCGGCAGGGCATGTGTAACAGCATCGAAGATTCCGCCAAACTGGGCTAGTTCGTCCGGAATGGCATGTGCCGTTATTGTCGACGGTATGCGAGCAGGCTCGACATCCGGAACAACCTCGGCCAACAGGGAAATCTTCACCTGTACCATCGACCAATTGCACGTGGCTGCGACCTCTTCCTTTGTGAACCCATATTCCTTCGCCAGAGCCTTCCAGGCAGATTCTTCGCTGGGCCAAAGGCGTGGCCACAGTTCGCCGTTGAAATTGTGCCGGATAGTCCAGTACGTGTTTGTCGGCGGCTTACGCGTTGGCATAGGCGGCCTCCTTGGCGGTCACGCGCTTACCAGATGTGATTTCCATTCGATATCCCACAATCTTGCGGTCATGATCAATATTCGTTGTGTTTCTGCTTCCATCAGACCGCCTTCACCTCTTCCTCAATAGCCTCAAGCGCTTCTAGCGCCCAGCGCAGTGCTGCTTCTGTCCGCGGCCCGTGCATACCGTTGTCGATGCACCATTGGAGTTCCGACTTCACTTCGGGCAAGTCTGTTTCTGCATATCGAGTCTTCGTGCATCCCATATATCCGCCGTCCGGCATGATGTGATTCCCTCGCTCCGAGAGCGGAGCGCCGACTCGGCAACCATCGCATTGGTTCATACCGTGACTTCCTCAAAAACAAAATCTTCGCAATCAACCAGATACTGAATCGCCGACCGATCCAGATCCGTAACGCCATAGCCAGCGCGTGGCCGGATGAAGCCGCCGGGCCAGCGGTAGTTGCCGGCGATCCAGGCGAGGGCTGTTGTTAGGTCCCAGGGTTTGGTCATTGCTTTGCCTCGAACATGTCGATTGTCTTTGTGTCGCAGTCGGGCGCCGGTTCGATCACAGGCACTTCTGGCGCAAACTTCAGATACTCCACATAGTCGGGCCAGTATTGCGCCAAACTAGCAGCATGACTGTGCGGACCGCTGTCCCACTTAACGACAACCGCCGCGATAGTCGGCCAGTGATCCGGGTTACGCCCTTCTGCGACAGACGTCGCACGCTGCTTCGCGAGGTATTCGCCCCAGTAAGCATTGAACGCCGCCGCGACCCTGTCGGCCTCGTCCTTAGACGGAGCCGCGACTACATCATCCGGGCCTTGGATGTGGAGCATCCAGAGTGGTTCAGACATTCGATTCTCCATGAGTGGGTGCGGCAATGGCGCGGATAGCGTCGGCGCACTCGTCAGCATCGCCGTAGCGATTCCATAGCTGATCGCATAGGTCCGCCGCTTCCTCTATCGCAGCGCGGCGGGATGCTTGCTCAATCGATCGAGCGACGTTGACGAAGTGATCTTCTGTCATATCAAGCCAAGGAGCGCACCCCGGATGCGAGCACCTATAGTTCTTGGCGAACTCCAACAGTTGGTCGTCAGTCAGCACGAGCGCCTCCGCTTGCTGGCTGCGCGGCGGTCAGGGCAATCACGCCATAGCCTTTCGCTTGGAGTTCTTTCAATAGAGAAAGTCCTCGATCGATGTAATCGCCAGCAGGTGAATCGGCCGCTTTTCGGCATGCCTCGCCAAGCCTCCATGCGCCGACATTGTCGGGCTGATGGTCATACGTCAGCGCCCGCTCCGTCTGTGCTGGCTGTGCGGCGGCATAAAGCGGCGTATCCCTAAACTGGCTCTGTGTCCGCTGGATGCCTGGCGTACGGTCTGCCCCAGCGCTTTCATCGT